CGCCACGGCGGGCTACAGAGGCACCGCCACGGCGGGCGACAGCGGCACCGCCACGGCGGGCGACAGCGGCACCGCCACGGCGGGCTACAGAGGCACCGCCACGGCGGGCGACAGCGGCACCGCCACGGCGGGCGACAGCGGCACCGCCACGGCGGGCGACAGCGGCACCGCCACGGCGGGCGACAGCGGCGTGATCTCCATTCAGTATTGGGACAGCAAAGCCGAGCGATACAAAGTCATGATCGGCTACATCGGCGAAGGAGGACTGAAGCCCGGCGTTGCTTATCAACTCGATGAAAATTGCCAGTTCATTGAAAAACCCACCGCCTAGCCCGATCCAAATCCCCATTTTCACCGCCCATTTTTTTGCCGTTTCTCCCCCCCTCAGCCATGAAATTCACCGCCGTCGAAATCCTCTGCCTATCCCTCCTCGTCCTCGGCTCCGCTTGGCTCAGCTACCGCCTCCATCTCCTTTTTTTCCACCCATGAGCCCCGCGAAAGATCGCCCCCCAGTCGACCAACTTTAAACTTCAAACCTGAAACCCTCATTTCTTCCCATGTCCCTCGCCCCCACCCTCGACCGCGCCGTGCACCTCCTCAACTGCGGCCAGCTCGCCGCCGCCCTCGGCGTCAGCAAAGGCTTCGTCACCGCCATGCGCCACTGCGGATTCCCCATGCCCGGCAACCGCGCGACCATCGCCAACGCCCACGCCTGGCTCCAAGCCCATCCCACCTTCGCCTCATCCAAACGCACCGTCCAACCGCCCGCAGCGGGGGCTGCCACTGCTCAATAATCATCCCATCCTTTCCCTCTCCCGGAAATCCGCCGGAGCACGGCATTGCTCCAACTCGAACACAACACAGACACTTATGGAAAACACACTCACATTCGGCCAGGCTCTTGAAGCTCTCAAACAAGGACACTGCATAGCCCGCTCAGGTTGGAACGGCAAAGGTATGTTTGTCTGCCTCAACAAAGGCAGCAGCGAAATTCTCAGCCCAGACCGCTCTGGAACCGTCGAAGGCGTTTCCGAAACCCTCTTTGACCTTGGCATGACCGGCACCGTGACCCGCTTGCCCAACCTCAACATGCGCGCCGCCACCGGCAGCACCGTCACCGGCTGGCTTGCCTCCCAGACCGATATGCTCGCCGAAGACTGGGAAGTCGTTGAATAGCCACCACTGTGACTGCTGCGCAAACGTCCACATGAGTGCCTGGCTCTCTCGTTAGAGCCTTGGGACGCAGCGCAGCAGTCCTCTTTTTCTTTTACCTCCCATTTTTTACCAGCCTCCGGTTCCAGCCCTCACAGCACCTCCCCCAACTGCGCCACGTCCGGCGCCTTCAGCCTCCGATAAATCATATTCACACTCTCCGAACTATGCCCCACCCATGCCATCACCAGCGCCGGCGTGTAACCCGCCCGCAACAGCCGCGTGATCACGGTGACACGCGTGCAGTGATAGCACAGGTGCGGCAGCCCGATCTTCGCAAAGAACTTGCTCCACGCCCCCGTGATCTGCGCCGGATACTCCACCAGATACTCCGCACCCTCGGCACGTCGGCGCCTCACCAGCGGCAGCAGGTCCGGGTGCAGCGGCATCGAGTGCTGCCTGCCCTTCTGCTCCGGCAGCGTGACCATCATCTGCGTCTCACAAATATCCTTCATCGGTATCTGCGCCTGGCTCCGGCGGCTCCCCTGCTTCATCGCCACCATCCAGGAATCCGCCATCCAGCCCGGCTCATCCGCCAGCGCTGCCTCAATCTTTGCCTGCTCCGCCCGCGTGATCTCCGGCTTCACCTTCGCCTTGTCCCTCTTGATCCCCAGCCGGTACAGCGGATTGGCCGGAATCATCCCGCACCGCACCGCATGCTGCAGGATGCCACCCCATATCTTGATTTCCGTCAGCGCATTGTTCTTCGATCGCTTCCGCAGCGTCTTCGGCGGCGGACTCGTGCGAAAGTCCACGTAGTCATGGCCATGCGCGTGCGTCACCTGGGCCGGGTCCACAATCTGTCGGAAGTCCAAGAACACCCGCACCGCCGCCCAGCAATTCTGCGCCCGCTTCAAGGAATGCTTGTTCGCGTAATGATGCACCAGATAGCCCGACACCCAGCCCCAGCCCCGCAGATCCGGCTGCCGACCATTGGCCAGCATCATCTGCGCCTCCGACACCTCCGCCTCGCCCAGCTTGATCCTCAGCTTACGCTCCCCATCCGGATCATCCCGTCGGATGTTCGTACGCACCTTCTGCCAAAAACCCTGCGCATCTTTGACACGCAGCCAGAACCAAGGGGAATCGTCTCGGGTAAACGAAGAAGCCATGTCCCAAAGATAACCCAAAACCCCACCGGGACAAGGCGGGACAAATAAAACTCCCCACCCAGTGCTAAAACCTCACAATCCCCGATGAAATGAGCCAAAAACCCACCCCACCGAGAACCGAGGGTTCGAATCCCTCCCTGTCCGCCACTTCGCAATCCCCGGAAATCCGGGACAAGCGGGACAAAACCGCACCGAAAGTGCCAACCGACCATGACCAGCAATGGCAGGAACGGTTCATCACACCTCTCATCAAAATGATGACTCAGCGCGGCGTGGCCGAACTCCACGTAGTGCTTTCCCGCGACACTGAAGGAGAACTCACGGCCACCACCTGCCCGCTGAAGGCCAAGTTTGAGCTCATTCCCTTTGATGAGGAATTGGCCGCCGCTGTTCGCACGCCGCATTGATCCAAACCCTATCATTCAATGAGCCCCACTCTCCGCTTCGTCCCCTCACTCTACGCCGCCGTGATTTCCGGCCGCAAAACCCAGACACGCCGTGTTTTCACCCCGCAGCCCACCGAAGGCTGCGGACTCCTCCCTGGCCCCTGCGAACTCTACCACCCCGCCATTGAGCGCCATGGCATGCTTGTATCCGGCCTCGAAGTCTATGGCATCGCCACCGAAGACGAAGGCTGGATTGCCACCTATGGCCCGCCTCGCACCGTACTCCCTATTGTTACCACCTGGGCTGCACCCAAAAAACTTGATGACCTGCCACCCTGTAAAATAGGCTGGGGAGTCCTTGAGGATCACAGTCCCACCGGCACCATTAAAGGCAGCCTCTGGTTCAGCGACGGCACCGAAAAACCCGACTGGGCAGGCAAATCCCGCCCGGCCATGTTTTTTCCCAAGGCCCTTTATCCTTTTGCCCGTCAAGCACACGTCACTGCCGTCAAAGCCGAGCGCGTGCAGGGCATCAGTGACTTAGACGCTATTGCCGAAGGTATTGCTGAGTGCGATGGCGCATGGATGTCTTACAGCCCCAAATACAACCGCTGTGTGTCGCCAGTGACCAGCTACCGCACCCTTTGGGACTCCATCAACGCCACTCGCGGCAAAGGCGAAAACAAAGGTCAATACGCCTGGGACAACAACCCGTGGGTATTTGCCACCACGTTTGAGCTTGTCTGAATACTCATCCCATTCCACCCCCGATCATGGAATATTTAAACCTCAAACTCTCCACCCTGGGAGACATCCGCTACATCGGATCTCCGCCTGTTTTCCGCGCCACCTGGCTCAATTTGCTCGCGTATTGCGCGAAAATGGAGAACGGCGGACTTATTGAGACTTGTCTCAAGTGGGGAGATGGAACATGGGGGCAAATCGCCGGACTCAAACGGAAAGAAGTCCACGCCGTTTCCACCCTCTGGGAATGGGAAGGTGAAAACCTCCGCGTCTGGGGTTATCCCATTGAAAATCAGCGTATTTACCACCTGCGCCGAGAGATTGGACGCACGGGCGGACTGAAGTCGGGCGAGAGCCGACGTTCAACCAAAATCGAAGCAAATGGCGAACCTATTGCTTCACCAAATGCTGAACCAATTGGTTCCTATTTGGTTGAACGTAAAGGAAAGGAAAGGGAAGGAAAGGAAAGTAATACTACTACTACAACAACAACAGAACCTGCCATCCTCAGCCGAGGCTGCACACTTCCCGAAGCCCTCGACTACGCCATCCGCTACAACACCAGCGAAGGACTCGCTGCTGGTCGCCAGATCCCCGATTCCGTCGCCCGCCTTTGGCACGATTCCCGCCTGGCTGCGGGCTGGATGAACGTCAAATCTGGACTCGAAATGCCCATTGCCGACTGGCAGGCCGATCTCCGCACTTTTGCTCATCGCTACGCGCAGAATGAGAAGCAGGTCCCGCTGCGCTCAGGGGGGCATCGTTCGTCAGCGGGCGGGAAAATCGTTACACTCACCACGGAAGAAAAAAACGGATTTTAACGCCATGCATTTCCATTCCACCGCCGCTGTTTGCCCCCCTGATTCTGACCTTGCCGTCCCGCATACCCACACCTGCCCGGACTGCGGACACACTCACCAGTCCATCGTGCGCGGAAACACCGCCCGCTGCCCGGATTGCATTGATTCCATTCAGCGCGCTCACCACGCTGCCACCACGCCCAGCCGCGAAGCCGTGGCCGCTGCCGCCCACGTGGCGCGCACGGCTGCCTGGGAGGCTTTGTGCCCGCCCGACTACCGCACCAGCGCCTGGAAGTCTCACCCGGAGCTTTCCCCGCTTTGTCACTGGCTGGCGAAGCACTGGTCGCTGCTTACCGCAGACCGCCTCCCTGTTTTCGGCCCGGAGCGCGGACTCCTTCTCTACGGCCCTACCGGGCGCGGCAAAACTCGCTGCATGTTCGCCATCCTGCGCCGGCTCCACTGGTCCGGCATTCCATGCGCCTTCGTCGAAGCCGTGCGCTATGCCGAGCACGCCGCCCTCGTTCACGATTTCAAAGCGCCTTACACCTCCCGGCGCGAGTCTCAGCACTACCTCGATCACGCCAAACGCACCCGCATCCTATTTTTCGACGACCTCGGCAAAGAAGGCGCCACACCCGGCTTTGCCCGTGCTTTCCACGATCTGCTCGAGCACCGCAAATCCCACCATCTGCCCACACTGGTCACTTCCGAGCGCGTAGGTGCTGAGCTCGCCCAGCACCTCGGCACCAACTACGCCGACGGCATCGTACGCCGCCTGCGTGAGATTTGCGCCATCTTCTCCACCGAACAACCCGTGCCCGAATTGACACCCGCCGAATAATCACCCCAGACACCCACCACACCCACATGAGCACAGACGCCTCCATCCCCGCCTCAGCACCCTCTCCCGCCCCACGCACCAAAAACGTCCTCAAGACGCTGGAGATCGTGGCCTTGCACAACTGGATCACCGATCACGCTGCCGACTGCCGCGTCACGCCCGACACCCAGCTTGCGCAGATTGCCGCCATCGAACTCGGCTTCCCCATCACCACCGCCAATTTCAGCGGCATGCGCGAGGAAATAGGCATCGCCAAAGCCAAGAAAGCCACGCCGCCCACCTTGGAAGAACGCGTGACCCTCCTCGAACAGCAAACCGCCGGCATGACCACAAATCACGCAAACCTGAGTGCGCTGATCATTGATCTCCGCCTCCGCATCGATGCCATCACTCCCCATCCATCTCAGCCGCTGCAGCCACCTTATCCCGACACCGGCACCATTGATCTCCCCTTGGAACTTGGCAAGGCTTCCCCTCAATAGTCATCCCATGCTCAAGTTCCTCTCCATCTGCTCCGGCATCGAAGCCGCCAGTGTCGCCTTTGCCCCTCTGGGCTGGGAGGCGCTGGCCTTCGCGGAAATTGAGCCCTTCCCCTGCGCGGTTCTGGCCCATCATTACCCGCAGGTGCCCAACCTAGGCGATCTCACCCGCTGGCGCACTTGGCCCGCCGCGCTGCTCGTGCAGGTGCAGCTCCTCTGCGGCGGAACGCCCTGCCAGGCCTTCTCCGTGGCTGGACTCCGCGCCTCCCTCGCGGACGATCGCGGCAATCTCTCTTTCATCTTCTGTGAACTCTATGCCCACATCAACCACCTTCGCCGCGCAGCAGGACTTCCTCCCGCTCTTCTTCTCTGGGAAAACGTCCCCGGCGTCCTCTCCACCCACGACAACGCCTTCGGTTGTTTCCTTGCTGGCCTTGCCGGCGAAAGCGATGCGCTCCAGCCGCCAGGGGGAAAATGGGCGCACGCTGGTTATGTGTCTGGACCCTCGGCATCAATCGCTTACCGCACCCTCGATGCCCAATATTTCGGACTGGCCCAACGACGCAAGCGTGTGTTCGTTGTCGCAAGTGCTGATCCCTCATTCGATCCCGCAACGGTTCTATTTGAGTTCACTGGCCTGCGCCGGGATACTCCGCCGCGCCGAGAAACGGGGCAAACAACTACCCACGACACTGCACCGTGCCTTACAAGCAGTGTCCGAGGCGTCGAACGACCCGGAGACACACGCGGCCAAGATCCCGTTGTCGCAGTCACCGCCGCCGAAACCGGCTCCGGTTTCTGGACCGATGACGGACTAGCCCGCCTCCGCGTCACCACAGCCCCCACGCAGCCGCAAACCATCGTGGCAGACATCGCAGGCACGCTCAATGCCAACGGCAAAGCCGCTGGCTCCGCCACCCAGCAAGACGCCGATCAAGGACTCCTCATCCCCACCCTCGCCAACTGCCTCACACGACGCATGCACAAGGGGCCGAACACGACGCTGGACGAGGGGCAGAACACGACGCTGGACGAGGGGCAGACGCTTCTCGTCGATGTAACGCACTCGTTACGCGCTGAAAGTTTCGACTCCTTCGAAGACGGCACCGGGCTCGACACCCCACTCGTCCCTATTCCCAGCAATGTAGTCCCGCCTTCAAGCGGTCTGGACGAATCACCCATCCCCTTCGACACCACCCAGATCACCTCCGCCGCCAACCGCAGCCAGCCCCGCGCTGGCGATCCCTGCCACCCACTCGCCGCTGGCGCTCACGCGCCCGCCATTGCATTCTCCGCCAAAGACCACGGAGCCGATGCCACCAACGATCTCGCCCCCACCCTCCGCGCCGGCAATCACAACACCAGCCACCCCAATTCCGGCAACTGGCTCGCCGTCGCGTTCCCCGAACGCCTCAGCGGCACCCAGTGCGCCCGCGCCGAAGACCTCTCTCCCGTCCTCCAGGCTCACAATCCCACCGCCGTGGCATTCCCCGTCCAAGGTGACGGGGCCTCCGACCCCGTCTCAAACCCCACTCCTTTTGCCTTCCAGCCCCGCATCGCCCGCAATGGTCGCGGCAGCACCGGCGATCTCGTCAACGCGCTCCAAGCGCAAAGCGGGCAAACCGGCAAAGGCGAAGCCGCCCCCTGCGTGGCCGTCCAGGAAGCCGTAGGCTTCAAACCGCGCCACTACCGCCACCCGCGCAAAGACGGCGCTGCATCTCCCATCTCTGGCCCTCTTACCTCCAATACTCAATTCGCCGGCGATTGCTCCCCACACGTCGCCTACACGTTGCACGGCACGCGTGAAGGCACGCGTGAAGTCGCCACCCCCACCGATGCCGCCGGCACCATCCGCGAAGGAACCGGCTCCGCGATCCAAAACAGCAGCAACACCATTGTCACCCAGCCTCTGGCCTCTTATTTAGAAACCACTGCAAACAACAGCCAACCATCGTCAACCATCGCAAACGCGCCTCCGGCGCTCTGGCGCGTCCGCCGCCTCGTCTGCGAAGAATGCGAGCTCCTCCAAGGCTTCCCCATCGGCTACACTCTCCTACCCTCCAAAAGCGGACGCCTCCGCAAAGGTACCGACCTCGCCGAAACCATCGCCTACCTCGTCGCCCTCGGCTTCGACAAACAAACCGCCACCCTTTGCGCCCACAGCCCCGACGGCCCCCGCTACAAAGCCCTCGGCAATTCCTGGGCCGTCCCCTGCGCCCGCTGGATCGGCCAGCGCATTGCCCAGCACCTCGCCCAATAATCATCCCAGCCCTGTCTGCTCATCTCTGGTCATTCCCTTGCTCCTTCATTCCTTTGCCAAAAATGAAACCGACTTCCCTCCCATGAGCACCTGGTCCCCCTCCAACGAACAACGCAACAGCGAACGCTTCTGGCGCACCGCTCCGCCCGATCCCACCCAGCTCCCAGCCGCCGCTGAAGTCCCCTATTTCCGCCCCGGTCACCAGCGCGTTCTCATGCCGCATGATTTCATGCCCGTGGGCGAGCACACCCGCAAGCACCTCCATGCCGTGCCGGCGGCGTACCTCCAGTGGGTCAATGCCCAGCCCTGGGCGCAAGACTGGCCGCACTGGCAGCCCGTAGCGGATTACCTCACGCGTTTCCCTCTGCCCGCAGATTTGCCGCCCACGCCCGCCATCATTTTTGTGTCACCGCTGGAGCCCCGCACGCCCACGCAGCAGTGGCCGTGGTCCTCCATGGCTACACTGCACACCCTGCCCGGCTACGAGGATCGACTCCACGCCTTCGCTCTCGGCGCTCTCGGACTGCAGCGCCGTTGGTTCCAGCGCCATTACGGGGATCTGCCGCACTACGAACTCCACGAGGTCGGTCAGCAACGCGCCCTGCGCCACGGGGCCGATCTCGCCACGCGCTCGGAGGTTGCCGATCACCTGCGGCAGTGGCGTGCCACCGGCGGCGTGGCCGCGCCTCTCGTGCGGGTCGAGCCCGATGGCACCCATCGCTGCACCAAGCACTGCTACGCCGATCTCAAGGACGCCCAGACCGCCATCAATGAACGGCTCAAAGGCAGCAGCCATGCCGCCAGCCACCAGCGCCAGTACGGCGCGCAGCCCCGGCGCTACCGCCACAACGCGCCCGATTTTCTCCGCGCCTACCTCTGCCCCCTCTGCGGTTTCCATCACATCACCTCCAAACCCTAAACCTCATTCACCCACTGCCTCCATGACGACTCCCACCGTTCCCACCGCTACCACCGACGTTCACCTCGCCCATTACATCGCCGTGCTGCACACCTGCAAGGCCTGGCGCATCTCCGTCAAAACCCTGCTCCTGCTGCTGCGCATCGCCCGCAAGGGCGACAAAGGACTCAGCACGGCCAATCTCACCCCCAGCCAGCGCATCTCCATGCGTCTCAATCGCCCCTGGGATCGCCACGGCATCCAGCTCCGGGAGGATCACGGACCCAAACCGCGCGGCCCTCAGTCCTGGCGGCGCTACTACACGCCCCCGGCTTTTTTAGATCGCTTATGCCCCTTGAGTGCGTTGGATCACTCATTGGCTATGACCACTCCGCCTCTCGGTCCTGCGCAGGCTCACACCCTGCTGCATCGCTTGCAGGCCCTGACAGCCACGGGGCTCACCGGCTGCCACCTTTCCACCATCATTCATGCCGCCCGTCCGCACGGATTGCTGCGCTCCCGCCAGTGTGCCGAAAACCTCCCGTGGAGCCGGGCCGATGAAATGCGCGGCTCCGCCATGATCCCCACGCTCAATGAGCTGCTCAAACTCGGCATCATCACCGCCACCGTTCACGCCTCTGCCATCGGGACCAATCTCCACCTGATCACCCAGCCCGCCGTGCGCGACTGGCTGCTGGATGTCTCCCTGCCCTGGCCCGTCCTCATTCCTCAGTTGCCTCTTCCCACCACCAAAACCCCCAAGCCCATCCACCTCCTGCCATGATTGACGACCTCTGCGATCTCTCCCTTGAAGCCCTGCTCAAGCTCAACCGCTACCCCGGCGGGCGCGGCCAGTGCCAGCGCATGGCCATTGTCGGCCTCAATTTCACCCACATGGCCGCCCTCGAATCCGCCGGCTACGCCACCAGCACCTCCGGCGGCAGCAACCGCCAGCCCATCTACACCATCACCGAGCGCGGCGAAACCCTCGTGCGCAACTTCGTGGCCTTGGCCCGTCAGGAGGGCGTAAAAGCATGACATCTCCCGTCACCATTATCAACGACTGCGCCCTTTCTGCGTTGCGCACATTGCGCAGCAACAGCGTTGACTGCATCATCACCAGTCCACCGTACTGGGGACTGCGCGACTACGGCATTCCTCCCACCGATTGGCCCGCCTGCAGTTACATTCCCATGCCCGGACTCGATCCCATTCAAGTCCCGGCCGAAACCTCCTGCCTTGGCTTGGAGCCCACCCTCCACGCCTTCCTCGCCCACATCACCCTGATATTTAACGAATGCCGCCGCGTCCTCAAGCCCACCGGCTCCTGCTGGGTCAACATGGGTGACAGCTACGCGGGTTCATGGGGCAGCCAAGGGCGTGATTACAGCGGCGTGGGCGTGTCCGCGCTTTCGTCTTGCCAAGTTGCGGCCAGTGCTCGCAAGCAATCAAATACGGGCAGTATTGAGCAGGGGACTGGACTTAAAACCAAAGACCTCATCGGCCAGCCCTGGCGCGTCGCCTTCGCCCTCCAAGCCTCCGGCTGGTACCTCCGCCAAGACAACATCTGGCACAAACCCAATCCCATGCCCGAGTCCATCCGCGATCGCGCCACCAAATCCCACGAATACGTCTTCCACCTCACCAAATCCGAACGCTACTACTTCGACCTCGCCGCCTGGGCCGAGCCCGCCAGTGAAGGCACCCATCCACGCCGCGCTGGCAATGGCATCCCCAAACCCAGTGGCTGGGCCACGGAAAGCAGTGATCATTCCGCGATCAGTCACAATCAAGGAACTCGGCGCAAACCTCTCCCAGCACCCGACTGCATGACCAAAAACAACGCCAGTATGGACGCCAGCCTGTCCATCATGCCCCTCACCCGCAACAAACGCAGCGTCTGGACCGTCCCCACCGTGGCCTATTCGGAGGCTCACTACGCCACCTATCCCCCGCGCCTCATCACGCCTCCCATGCTCGCCACCACCAGCGCCAAAGGCTGCTGCAGCGCATGCGGCAAGCCTTGGGGGCGCATCGTCGAGAAAACCGACACGCCAAATCCCTCCTTCAACGGCTCTACCTTCGACACCGGCAAAACCGGCACCCGACCCACCGCCAACATCGAGCGCACCCAAAAAGGCGAACGCTACGTCAATCAGCCCACCGACCACTGGCAGCCCACCTGCGCTTGCTCCCAGTCCTTCACTGATCCAGTGCCCGTCATTCCCGCCGTTGTCCTCGACATCTTCGGCGGCTCCGGCACCACCGCGCAAGTCGCCCTCGAACACGTCCGCCATGCCATCCTCATCGAGCGCGGCCCCCACAACATCGCCCTCATCCACAAACGCCTATCCCCATTTCTCGCCGCCCCCGTGCTGCCTCTTGCCTGAGTCTTTCCCAGTATCCATCCCATGAAACGCTACCGCAAACTTCAAAAACCTTTCAGTCCCAAAAAGCAAGTTCTGACACTTTCGCGCCAGTTGGCATCCGTCAAAGCCCAGCACTCAGCCGCCTGCCAGCAAGTCATTGCCTTGGAGGGTGCAAAACAAACAGCGGTGGAAAAAGCATACACCCTCAAAGAAGAGAATACTCAACTGCGCCAGTTGAATGACTCAATGATCCAGCCGGTGTTGTCTCAATTTCGCCATGCCAGCTTTGATCACGACCCAAACAAAATGGTCAAATCTTGGAGGCTTACAGGACAGTTTGCTTTAGGCATCAATGTCGATGTTGGAAATGTAATCATACGGGAAACACATCCAGACGCCCGCGCTGCCTGCATTGAAAGCATCGCCTGTTATTTTTCCCGGCAGGTTTACGAAGCCGCCAAAAAATCCCTTAGCATCATCCCATGAACCAATGCCCCGCCTATTTCCGCGTCCCCACCCGCTGGTGCCGCCAGTACTGCTTCTGCACCCGTGAACTCGGACACCCCGGCTTTTGCCAGTCCAGCCACTACGGCTGGCCCTTCCCCTGGCTCCACTCCCACTCCTCCTAATCCCTATTTTTCACCGCCCATTTTTTTGCCGACATCCAGTCCCCATGAAATTCCCCATTCAACCCAGTCGCCGCTTTTCCCACTTTGAGATCGCAGGACTCGACACCCTTCCCACCGTCGGCACCCAAATCGCCGATCGCTGCGCCATGCACTGGGAAACCACCCTGCGCCCTTGGCTGGAGTCCCAAGAATGCGGCATGCCCACTCCAGAAACCCTGCGCAACCACGGCACCTGGCTCATCCCTCATTTCAGCCAGCACCGCGGACTCGATCACAAGCTCTTTCGCTGGCGCGGCGTCATTGCCTTCGAAGGCTGGTTTGATGCCGCCCTCGGCCAGCACATCATCCATCCCCACACTCCCACCACGCCCCTCCCGTGGCAACAAAAGCCCGAACGCTGGACTCCTGAAATCCTACAATCCTAATCCTCATTTTTCACCGCCCATCTTTTACCAGCCTCCGGTCCCCACTTCATGAAACCCCAGGAACCCACCGAACACGCCGAGCAGTGCGCCGTCATCACCTGGGCGTCTCACAACACCGCCAAATGGCCCGCCCTGCACCTGCTCTACGCCGTCCCCAACGGCGCGTTCTTCGGCTCCGAAACCAAACTCCTCAAAACCGGCAAAAAACTCCCCGTCGCCGCCATCCGCGCCCGCAAACTCAAAGCCGAAGGCCTCAAAGAAGGCGTGCCGGATCTCTGCCTGCCCGTCCGCAGTCACTCCCACGCCGGACTCTACATCGAGCTCAAACGCCGCACCCTCGGCCGCCCCAGCCCCATGCAGGACTGGTGGCGCTCGGCCCTGCTTGCCTCCGGCTACCACTGCGTCCTTTGCCACGGGGCCGATTCCGCCATGACCGCCCTCCGCTCTTACCTTGCCGACTGCGCGCCCCTCACCCTGCCACCCTTCCCAGCCCTCAAACCCAAAACCAAAACCAATCCTAAACAGCCCCGCGCCCGCAAAGCGCCTGGCGTCCCGCGTGCTCCCCGTCGTCCCGTGTTCCTCACGCCGCCAGCCCTGCATCCTCTGAGTTGACGAAATCGCTTTCGTCATTCAGTAGTCACCCCATGGCCGACACCCCCGCTCCCCGCAAAACCGCCGCCAAGAAAAAGCCCACTGCCAAGAAAAAACGCGCCCGCACCCCGCAGCAGATCGAGGCGGAGCGCCGCTACGAAGAAAAACACCGCGCCGAGCGCCTGCAGCAGCAGTTCGAAAAGTACCAGAAAAGCCTCGCCACCCGCCGCGCCAAGCAGCTTGCCCGCAATCGCGCCCAAGGTCGCAGCCCGCGCCCCAAAGGAGCCAAAGCCCGCGTCGAGCTCTTCCTGCCCGCCTCTCGTCGCTGGCGCATCTTCACCCATCCGGACGGCATCACGCGCCTGCACTTCACCAGCAAAAAAGGCTTCGAACTCGATGAACTCCAGCAGATCCTGCGCGAGTTTAAGGCGCTCAAGGTGCAGGCTTAACCACCGCCGGCTCCCAATGCCTCCACCGCCACGGAAACAACCGCTGCGCCCCTTCCCTCACACACTGCCGTATTTTGTCATAGCACGGTGGGCCAGATCGGTCCCCATGCCCTTCCATCACCTGCGCCCGACCTTCCCCTCCGTCGATCCCCACCAGCAGCACCTCCGTGCAGCCCAGGTACCACGCCAAATGCACCGCCGGATCCGCGCTGCTCATCGCCCCATGCAGCCAGGTCATGGCTGCCATCTGCTCCCGTGAGCTATTCAAACATGCCTCCCGAAATGCGACGGAGGCTGGATGACAATTGAACCGGATCACCTTGTCTGGCAAATGATGGCCATAAAGCAAGTTTCCCATGCGCGTCATATACGGCACCGCCCGCAGCCACTGCGTCGGCAGCGCCAAATGCTCCAGCATGTCCATCTGCGCGTCCCCAGACACCGAGTACGCCACCTCCGGCACCACCGCCGCCACCTGGTTCACGCCGATTCTCACCGCCCCCTCCAGCTGCGGACATCCCGCCGCCAACCACGCATCCAAACTCGGCCCCTTGCCAATGATCACCGCCGGCCGTCCCGCGTGTCGGTTGTTGAGTTCGGAAAAGGTCATATGCGTTGCAGTTGTTCCGCCGTTGGAGGTTGAAAGCCGCGCACCTTGCTCGCGCTCCGTTGATATTTGGCGATCCATTTGCCGCCGCCGGGCTTAACATTCCGCAGGCGTTCTTTTTTGGCTGCCCGTGACTCTTCGCGCTGCGCAAGTTGCTGCGCTCTCCTTTCAGCCTCCCACTTGGCTTTGTCGGCCAACACCTCAGCAATGCGCTTCTTTTCTTGTTCCTGCTTCATCTTGCGCTGCTCAAAGACATTCGGTGTCGTCACCACCACCGGCTTCACCGGAGGCGGCAGAAAAATCTCTAGCGCTGGCCTCATTACCATGGCCGCCTGCTTATTGCGCGGCTTCCATGCTGATTCTCGATGAGTCCAAAGCGTCTTGGATTTCATAAGTGCTCTCACTGAGAAATCAGCGTGTACCGCCGTTGATCGCGCACCTCCGCCCACTCTTGGTTTGTCAGCCCTCCCCAGGTAAAACCTTCTTCAAAAATCAAAGCTAGCAGTCCATTGTTATGTCGGCGAATCAGCACGCCTTTGTTGTAAGTTTGTCCGTGTTTGTATCCCCAACGCTGCTCTTCTCCAGCCTTAATGGGTGGTGCTATCTGCCGCGTCCGCAGCCAGTCGCGGCGGATCATCTGCTGCGTCAGCAAATGTCGCAACCACATCACCCACAAGCTTAGAATTACCGCACACAGCGCCAGTGCCGCCGTTCCCAGCAACAACCAGCCGATGATGTCCCAAGGGTCTAAAGTCGTTTTCATCAATGATTCAGTTTCGTGTTTGGTTATTCCTTTGCCAAAAATCAAACCTCACTTCTTCACCACCCACCAGCTCCGCAGCTTCTCCTCCTCCGTCAGGTGCAGCTCCAGCCCATGCCGCGCCACAAAAGCATCCACGGCATCGATCGTCGGCTGAAACAGCGGGTCATAGTCATGCCCCGCCATCACCCCGCCCGGCTTGATCTTCGGCCACCACTCCTCCAGCGTCTTCCCTCCCTCCTGGCCCGTGTGCGCGTAGCCATCCACGTACACAAAGTCCAAGCTCTCAGGTTTAAACAGCACCAGCGCCTCCTCAAACGTGGCCCGCAGCACCCGCGATCTCGATCCAAACGACTCCAGCCGCTGGATCGCCCGTTCATACTCGTGAATGTCATGGTGCGGATCCGTCCACCGATCAATCGAATACAACAGCCACAAACGGCGCGATCGCGTCAAAATCTCCATTGAAAACTCACCCCAAGCAACCCCAAGTTCCACACCCATCCCGTGAAACAAATGCTGCGCTAGTCTCTGGCGTGTTTTCATGGTCGTCGTGTTTGTACTATGATTTTCCACGCAGTTCCGGCGCAGCCCACTGCTCGGCCAGTACCAGCAGTTTGTCCTTTTCAGGGTGCTTGATCTGGCGGCGATACCGTTTGAACAGCCTCCATACCTGCCCGCTTTGCCCTTCAGTGATCTGCTGCACACGCTGGATCTCTCGGGCAAAACGTTTGTCAAAAGACGCCGGTGTGTAGGTCACCTGCTCCCACAGCAGCGGAATGATGATTTTCTCATGCTCCGTCAACTCCCGCCGCGGCTTCGGCTCTTTCTTCAACGCTGCTTCCTTCTTTGACTTCGCCACTTTCGGTACCAGATCAGCGGCGGGTGCCACCGCCACCGGCAGCAGCGCCTCATTCAGCAGCGCAAAGCCACTGTCAAAGATTTCTGGGATGCTGGTGGTGATGCCGCTCATGAGGTCCGCTTCAGGTTCAGAATTTAGTCATTCGGTTTTACTCATTCGTCATTACTGCCTCTGCATGAGGGTCAGCCCCCGCGGCGTCGCCACATGCACCACACTCATCCCGCTCGCCCGCAGTTGCGCCAGCAGATCCGTCTCGCCCCGACCGGGGTGCTTCGGGCTCGTGTCATGCACGCACACCACCGCCGTCTGGCTCAGGTGCGGCATCAGCAGCGCCAGTTCTTGCGCCCGCATCGGAATGTGCGTGTCCAGCAGCGCAAAATCAATCGGGCGCCCGGTGTAGCCTCTCAGCCACTCCAGACTGCTCGCCTCGCTGATCGTTACCCGGTGCGACAAATCCCAGTGATCCAGGTGCTCCGCCGCCAGCTCGCGCATCTGCGGGTCGATCTCCAGCGTGGTCAGGTGCCCGCCGTTGTTGGCTTCCAGCGCTGCCGCAATGTAGGCCGCTGTCCAACCCGTTTCCGTGCCGGTTTCCACGCACACCTTCGGCTTGAGCGCCAGCACCAGCGCATGCAGCATCTGCGCCTCCTCAATCGTTGCCGCGCCGTGCCCGAAGTTCCCCAGGTGATACTCCGCCGCCCTCGGCAGGTCCGCGTGCACATCGCCCTTGGACTGCACGGGCCCAAACAAGCTCTGCACCGCGTAGTGTCGCCGCTCCGGCAGTTGGGTGCCGCCGCTCCGGGCCGCGCACTCGCTCATGGTTTTCAACAGTCGCGTCACCACGCGGTCCGGCGTCAAACTTCCCAGCGCCACGCACGCACCATGCTTGGCACAGGGCATGTCCGGCGGAAAAGCGCTCGTGCGTGCGGGGTGATGACACGGCGCGCACGGCGCCTGGCCATTCAGCCCGTGCACGGTCGGGAAATACGGCGTCCGCTTCTGCCACTGGAAAGGTCCAAACAATCCCACCGCTGGCAGCCCCAGCGCGCCCGCACAGTGCAGCAGGCCCGAGTCCGGGGCAATGAATCCGTCCATGAGCGTCATGGTTGCCAGCGTCTCGGTCAGGGTCAGTTCCTGCTCCGGCAGCCACACCACGCGGGGGTGCTGCACATTGTCAAACCCCTGCCAGTCCTGCTTCAGACCGAACATGAACACCACGGCGTTGGCGTGTCGGTTTAAGAGCGCCTGCGCTGCCCCCATGATGAACTGCACCGGCCACGTCCGGCACTGGTGACTCGCCCGCAGTTGAATGCCAAAAAACACCTGCCCCTGCGGTTTCGGAAATTCCGCCTGCGCCGCCAGGATCGCATCACTCGGCACCCGCAGCCGCGGCATCCACTCGTCCTTTGTCAGCGTCAGCCCCAGCGCCCGCGCAAAGATCGTCACCGCATCGTGCTCCTGGTCAGACTCGATCACCTCCTCCAGCGGCACCACATGCGTGAATTCTGCCGCCACGGCCGATTTCACCGGATGCGCGATCACCTCCACCCCTTCCAGGTCCGGGTGCGACAGCATCGCATGATACGCCGGCAGGCAGGCAAACGTCAGGCGTAGGCCTGGAAAACGTTTCCGCAGCGCCGCCAGCGCCGGCATGCAAAACAGCACGTCTCCCATCCCTCCGCTGCGAATGATCAGCACGCGGGAGTGATTCGGGGCCATGCACGGATTGAACGGCCCAAACTCCGCCGGCGTCACATTCACCCCATGGCTGCCCACCATGTAATGCCCTCCCTGTACCGTGTCGAAAAGAAAGCGTTCACCCGCCGGCAGGCCGAGCGGGTCTTTGGTGGTGGTGGTTAGGTGTACCATAAAAAAAAGAAAAAGTAGCGCGGGCAATCCTGCCCGCAGGTTCAGTTGTCTGGGGTGATTATTCGGATTGTTCGTTTGGGGCTGAGACTTGTTTCGTCAGTTGAAAAACCGGTCCTGATTCTTCATCTTCGTGATACCTCGTGGTCACAGTCCCCTTGCCATCGTCAGTCCATGGGGTGACTTCCGGCCATTCAAAAGCCCGGGGAAAAGAATCTCCGCCCATGGCCTGCACCATTGCCACAGCAGCATCACTGACGTTTCTCGCCTGCAGCATGCCTTCCGTGATTTCACGCAGGCAAGTTTCCATCTGCTCGCGCGTGGGCAGGTTGAAAATATCGCGCAGCGTTGAGATGGGATAAACGGTTCCAGGGTTTGGCGAGCTCATGGGGTGATTATTCGGTAGTGGGTGGCTTTGAGGGTACCGGGTGGACATTTTTAATTCCGTAAAGGTAGATAGCTTCTCCACTGCCGAAATGCCGCTGCTCGACACACCTTCGCTAAATCTTTTTGGTCAGCCAGAGTGCGTGCAGATCTAAAAACACATGGAGAGGGGGAGATTCTACGTTACCGCGATCTTCTTCAGCTTTTTTTAGATAAAGGGTATGTTGAGTCTGTGGACCGTGATCAATCAGTTGCGTGAGCACCCAGAGACAATTGTTGTCTTGAAGATAGCGGCGGGCGCGTTGCTGTGTCTCACGCCGTTGTGCAATGCGGTCATCGCGGATTTCTGCGTCCATCGCTGGGAAAAGTGTTTTCAATCCACATCCTCCTCCGTCACCCCCGCGCCCAGCGGCCCCGGTGGCAGTTGCACTTCCTCGTCACTCAGCGGCTTCACCACCGCCGCTTTCCGCCGCGTCCGCGCCGTCTTCTGCCGCGCCTCAATCGCCGCCGGCGTCATCGTCTTGCGCCGCCCTTTGCCGAGCTTTCCCAGCGCCACAGCAGCCGGATGTTTGGAGGTTGGAATAGGTTTGCGCATAAGGTCCCACATCCTCCACGAAAACCCTTTCGAGTCAACGCCGAATATTCATCCCAGACACTTCTTGTCTTTTCCTCTGGCAACCACGGCAAACTATCGCAAACAACAGCCAACCACCGCCAACGCTGCGCAGCAGCGCTCCCCTCACACCCTCCCCTGCCCTTTCCACAACGCCGCAATATCCCGCACAATCCACGGCTTTTGCTCCGCACCTAACACGTTGAAAGTCAGTTTAAAACTCGTGGTGTTTCCCAAAAAGCAGTTCAGCCGGTGCTCCACCTCGTGGTAAAATTCGCTCTGACTGAAACTCAGCGTCTCCGTCTCCTGATTCAGCGTCGTCACCGTCACGTTCAGAATGGCCCGACTGTTCTTCACCGTCCGCCACAGCAACGCGATCAAGGCCTTGCGCGAGTCCGCGCCTGCCAAATCGATGCTGCCTGTTTCCAGCACGGTGGTGTTAGCCTGGTAATAGCGCACGCCATTCAGATCCACGTAGCCATACCCCGCATACTGCACTGGGACGGGATCACTCGGACTGTACGGTGTGAAAGCGTTGGTCGCAGTGAAGACGTCGCCGCTGTCGTTCTGCGTGGCCGTGTCCCACACAAACAGGTTGCCGCTCTCATCGGCAAACACCATCTCCGCCCGCTCGCTTTCCATGGGTGCCTGGGCGTAGATGCGCGGATAGTCAAACGGTCCCACGATGCCGTTGTTGGCCAGATCAAAGCCGAACATGTTCAGGCTGCCATCAAGCACGGGCAGCGTGAACCACAGGTGCTGGCTTTGCCGATCCACAAACAAGCACCCGCGCTGCGGCGTGCGCGCCAGCGCATCGATATCCACGCGTGCCCGCAGGTACGAGTTGGCGGCCCGTGCCACAAAGTCTGTCTGCGCCAGCATGGTGGCAAAGTCATTGCCGATGCGCTGCGCGCTCATGCTGCGCAGTTGCAGGTCGGCCCCGAGGTAGTAAAGCGACTGTCCTTCCAGCAGCGCAAAGCTGGTGCCATTGACGCAGCCTGCGCCGCTCTGGGGTGAATACTGGGATATGGGATCAGTCGGATTGGTCGTGTCCAAGATGATCAGCCCGCCCCGCGTGTGGATGTCCAGGCGGCTCTGCGTGCTGATCAGCGCCGTGATGTCGGTGCTGCCCGGACTTCCCGTGGTGGTTTGCAGGTCGATGACGCTGAGCTCCGCCAGACTCACGCCTTCGGGAGCCAGTTCGTCAAACGTCGCCGGCTTGCTCGGGTAGAGTCGCTGCGGATACTGTGTCACGGCTCCGCGATACACCTGCGCGCTGGCCATGGCGTGGTGCTGGTGCGGCAGGGGTCGATACTGATCTTCAAACATCTCGCCGCCATCGGCGGCCGTGCGGATCGGCGTGTTCGTGCCGATCTGCACCGTCTTGGCGGTCAGGGTGGCGGTCTGCGTGCCGCTGCCGTTGCTGGACAGCGCCACCGGCGTGCCGTCAGAGGTCAGCGCCAAATACCAGCGCCCTGTGGCGGTGCCTGCCTGCAGGTAGTAGTCGGTGCCGGTCAGCAGTCCGGCGGGCAAAGATCCCGTGGTGGTCAGTCGCACCTTGTCACCGGCTCCCCACGCGCTGCTTGCCAGCACGATCTCGTTGGTGGAGGCGTACCGGGTAAAAGTGCCCACAAGTCCGTTGGGCACGGGATTGTCCGGATCGACCAGCAAATATGTCTCATCGGGCACTTCGTTGTACTGCATGTACAGCCGGATGAAAGGAAAGCGTCCGCCTTCGGCCGTGCTGTCCACGGGCACCAACACGCGCACGTCGTTGTAGCTTCCGGCAGTGATGGCCAGTTCGTTGCTCAGCGGGCTGGAAATGCCTTCATAGCCCAGCAGGTCGGTGCCGGGGTCCCAGTAGCGGGCGTAAAAGGTCACCGTGCGATTCGTGAATCCGCTGCTGATCCCGCTTCCTGCGCCGTTGGCCAGATCCGTGGGCCCGTACGTGCCTAGGTCGGGCGTGCTGTCGGGCGCGGCAGTGCTGGCCGCCAGCAGGGTGATCGCCTTGCTGTCGGCATTGACAAAGCTGGTGATGGCCGTGTTGCTGTTCGTCAGCGCTGCCGTGCCGGCGGTCAGGGTGTAGAAATACGGGTCCGCCGTGGTCCCTTGCCCGCTCAGACTGCTCAGCAGCGCCTGGCCCGCCCCACTCTGCTGGATCTTGACCTTGATTTTGTTGTTCCCGCTCAGGCCCGGAAACAACGTGGCGCGCGCGGTGAAAGTCAGCGTCACTCCGCCCGCACGGTCCGTGATGTTCCAGTAAGCCTGCGTATTGCTTGTGGTCGCCGGCGTCGTCAGGCTGATCACAGGGGCCGCTGGCGCCACGTTGCTGCCTGCTTTGCGCCATTTGCCCACCGTGCCGGTCCGACTCAATTGAGCAATGTGGTTGTCATCCATCCCGTTGCCGAGGTAGATGGCCGTGAAAAACCGCGTGCCATACCATCGCGCCGTGTTGTCGTAGCCCGTCCCCAAGATTTCCCACGTCGGATTTCCCGCTGTGAAGTTGTAGGCTCCGCTGGTGTAGGTGCCATCATCGCCTAGGTAAAAAAAGCCGCGACACTGCCGCGCTGGCAGATTGTAGAACAGCAGAAAATTCTTTCCCTGGCGCGCCACGCGCAGCGCCACGGTTTTATCACTGTCACTCAGCCCCAGCGCCACAATCGTGGCATAGATCGTCGCCGCGTTGCCGATCGCCCATAGCCGTCCATACGTCGGGCCACCCTTGAACCCTCCCTGCGGACGCAAGATCAAATTGCGCGCCTGCAGCAATTTCGCCCCCAACTGCGTCGTCTCCGCCAGCGAGTCAATCGGCTGGAACGCAGGAACCGAAAAAGTGCGGGTCGGATTGGCCATAAATGCGTAGCGCAAGCGTCTCGCTTGCAGGATTCAGTTTTTTTACTGGGAGCGCCGGTGTTTCACCGGCTCTGGTTCAGGGGTCAATTTCTTCGTAATGTAGTCCCGCCTTTAGGCGGTTCCGGTTTCAGTCCTCAAATATCCGTCAAAATTCTCATTAAGTGCTTCGCCTGGTGCTCCGCATCCGCCAGCGCATCGTGGTGCGTGCCGTCACGCGCATCCTCCACCACATCCGGATTGAGCGCCTTCACCGTGCGGTAGCAGCGTTCCCCTGAATATTTCCAGGGTGCCGGAATGTCCGCCATACGATAGGCCGCCATGAGCATTGCGCAGTCAAACGATGCGCCGTTGCCCCAAATGCGGACGCTTTTTAAATCCAGGCACCCGCCGCATCGTTGGCTCACCCATCGCGTGAAATAGTCCAGCACGTGCATGATGGACTCAGCACGGTGCTGCCCTTTCATCAAGGCCTTGCGCGCCTCGGTGCTTTGCTCCATCCACCACAGCATGGTCGATGGGTCGGCCTTCATCCCCAGCTTCATGCAGCTTTTCGGCAGGATGGATGCCTGGAAAGTATCCAAAATCTGCCCGCCACCAAAATGAACGGCGCCGATCGACAAAATCACACTGCCGGGTTCCGTCCCCAGCGTTTCCAAGTCCACCATGACGTGCGTCTCACACTCCATAAATCTCCAGCGTCCCCGGTTGCGGCCCTTTGTTGGAGTACGCGCTCCACTTCTGCAGGGCCTGTTGAGCGTCCAATTTCACTTCATTCACATCCCCGATGAACTGCGGAAACGTGCGAAACAAATTCCTCACCACCGGCCGCAGGATTTCCATATCCCGGCCCCCCGGCAGCAAAAACGTGCGCGTGTCAGACAAACTGGTGATCTGCGGGGCCCGCAGCGCGGCGGAAAACTGCAGCGACTGCTGCGTGGTGGGCAGCGTGTCGAACTGAAACCTTGTCGCCGGCACCTCCAAATAACTCAGGCTGTCTTCGATGAGGTAGTACTGCGCGCTGGCCTGCACAATCTCACCGTTGTTCGTGGTGTTGTTGTCGCCGTTGCGCATGGCGCGTGCTTCCTCCAGCACCTGTTTGTTGGGCAACGGAAAGATTCGCGCTCCCCCCAGCCTCACGGGCTCCAGCACGCTTTCCAGGGCGTAGCTCAAATTCACACAGTCCTGATACACCGTGGCCACCGCGCCTGCCGTGGTCTCACCCAGCCACGGTTGCTCCAGACTGGGATCACTGCTCAGCTTCTGCAATCGGTTCCACGTGGAACCGATCTTGATCGTGCAACCTAGCATCCAGCTTGCGTACCCGCTGAAGGTGATGGCCGTACTGCCGTTGGTCACGTCCAGCGTCACGCTTTGCGGGGCCCGCACCAACTCGCTGCGGTCCTCCGCCAGCTGCTGCCCCAGCAGCGTGTGCAGCGCACTGTTGATGTCCTGCACCATCCGCGCCGTCTCCGTGTCATTCATCGTCGCCCCGATCTTCTTCCCAAGATCCGGCAGCAAAAAATCACGGATGTCAGCAGCGCTTCCCATGGCTTATTTCTTCCCCGCCTTCCCTGCGGTTTTGGTCTTGGCCTTGGGTTTCACTTCCTCAGGCACCACCGTTTCGCCCCCTCCGTCTTCCGGCAGTAGTGTAGTCCCGCCTTTAGGCGGTTCTGGGCGAGCGGCCCCAACCTTCTCCGTTTCTGAAATTCCGTCATTCCCTTGCTCCTTCATTCCTTTGCCAGAATCAAAACCATCCTTCGCCTCTTCCAAAAAGGTGGGTTCCGCGCCAGGCTCAGCCCCAGCTTGCGCCGCGACTCCCGATGAAACCAGCGCGTCCCCCATTGACGCCGTGGCCGCCTCCGTCTCGGGTGCAGCCTCCAGCAAAATCGTTTCTTCCGTACGTTGTTCACGCGGCAGCGTGTTCTGGCTTCCGGGTAGTGTAGTCCCGGCTTCAGCCGGTTCCGGGCGAGCGTCCTCTACGCCACCTTGCGTCACCACCGGCCTCACCTCAATCGTCTCCCCGGTAATCTTCCGCCGCTCTTCCGTCTTCGTGTTAAAAGCCTCAATGTCCTGGCGCAACTCACTTTCCAGTTGCGCCACCTGCTCCTTGCCACGCCGATCCCATTCCGCCTTGTCAGCGCAGACGTGCATCGCACAGCCATGCAGCGGATCAAAGGTCATGCGCGTACGCCGGTCGAGCAGTCCGTTGCAGCGCTGGCGCGTGGCAAGAATGAGGTAGCGAAGAATCCACATGGCAAATCGGGGTTGAAGGTGAAACGGGCGCAAAAAAGCGGCGCAGACAGGTTGCCCTGCCTGCGCCGCTCAACAACGCATTTCTCCGCCGATGGGATGACTAATCAGACGATCGTCGGCAGCCCGTCAGGATTGATGGCCACGTACATGATCGTGAAAGCCGGGATGCCATCCACGTTCGGGATGGCATTGGCGCCATAAGAGAGCTGCATCCCGATTTCCACAAACGCGCCGGCGTTCTGGCGTTCTTCGGTGCGCTGGCCAAAGCCGGTGCCGCCGTCGGCCGTCACTTTGCCAAAGCCACTGAGCATGGATTCGCGACCCAGCATGTACACCAGATTGTAGGGCTGTCCCTTGGCGTTGGCGGCGTAGATCTTGCTGCCCACGGGTAGGTCGCTCCACTCGCAGGTGAGACCACTCCAAATGCCGGTGTTCCAGACCACGCTGCCCACCGTCGTTTTGGCCGCCGCACCGCTGTTGGTGGCGCTGAGGAACTGAAAGACGGTGATGGTGTTGCTGTCGGCGGTGGTACCGCCGTTGGTGTCCAAGTCACCCGTGGGGATGACCTTGTAGGATGCGAACGCCCACTTGCCGTTGCTGGCGTTGTAGGCAATGACGTACTTGGTGTTGGTCGTTTCGGCTTCGATCTTCGTCTGCTCAAAGGCCTTCCAGCGCGCGCCCTTGAAGCCAAAGAAATACGGGGCATTGAGCGCTGCTTTGTTGGCTGCGCTGTTGCCACCGCCCTTGATGCTGAACACCGCCGTGCCGGCGGTGATAGCTTCACCCAGGAACGCGTACGGGGCCGCAAAACTGCCACTCGGGCCGTCGTTGAGGCTGGTCTGCATCTGCCATTCAAACATGCGCGTGGCATTCCAGCGGGGGAGCCCGCCGCCAAACAGGTAGTTTTGGTCACCACGCACGCCGGCGTCCTTGAGGAAGTTGGTCCACGTGCTACTGGTGGTCAGTTCCTGCATGGCAAACTGCGGCGCCATGAGCAGGTACTCGAGCACGTCGTTGTAGTTGTCATCAGCGCGCATGCTGAAGGGCATGCTGCTGTTGTTCACCTGGCTGTTCTTCAGGCGGTTGATGTCATCCACCGCCAGCGTGTCGGCACTGGTCAGGGCATCCAAGCTGCTTTTGCTGTTGGCGTAGCGCACGTTGGTGCCTTCTTTGGCGGTGGCTGCGGCCACGAGCTCGGCTTCGCAATGGGTGCCCATCAGCCAGCCGAAGAAGTCCTGCAGGTAGCCGCGCACTTCGGTGTCGATGCTGCCCACGCCGATCAACGTCTGCCCGGCGGAGATGTTGTTGTAGTTGTAGCCGTGCCACTGGACACCCGTAGTGAGGGTGTACATCTTGTCCTTCACCTGCACGCCTTTGCCGGTGCGGAATCCGCCGGAGCCTTGGATACCAAAGCCGCCGCCGGGGGCACGCACGCGGAAGTTGGCCACCTGGCCGTAGATCCCGGCGTTGAGCGTGGTGGTGGTGATGATCGCCGCGTTGGGCAGTCGCTTGTTGAGGTTGCTGGAACCGCGCGCCATGGCCCCGAAGGGATGGCGTGGCATGGCGTTTTTGATCGCCACGCGCTCCCAGGCTTGCTCCTGGTAGTTGGCTCCGTTGGCGGTGATGAGTGCCGCGGTGTCGCGCGGCGCGATGTAGGGTACGTTGCTCATGGCAGTGTATGGGTGTGTTGCTTGCGTCGGGGCATGACCCGCCCCGTGGGTGTTTGTTGTGCGGGTGTGCCTTGTCTCGGTGGGCACGGGCGGGCTGGGCGCATCAGGGCGCGGCTCACCACGGCAAAGCCGGGATCGGGCGTTGATTTAAAAAGGGTCGATCACCCGCAGTCGTGGCGGGTGCGTGTCGGCTCTGTCAGGAGGTGCCTGGTGTGTTAGGCGGCGCGATACTTCGTTCCAGCAGGCGGCGGGGCCGTGCCGAATCGGGCAGCGAGCAGCAACGCGTCCGCATCATCTCCCAGCGGTTTGTCTGAGGCCAGCAAGGCCTGAAACGCATCCATGGGGTTTTGCGGGGCGATGCCCATGACAGGGCTCGCGCTGGCCGAAGTGCTCACGACGGGCGCGGCGGCACTGCTGGGCCGTACGGCCGCAGCGGGGGCTGCCACAACCGGCGCTGGCGCTGGCTGCGTGACGGTTTGTGTCCTTGCAGCCGGGGCAGTCGCCGCCGGCTTCGATGCGCGTTTGACGGGCATCTGAAATTCAGTCTCAAACCGCTGCGCGATGCGCGCTGCCAGTTTGAGCTCCATCTGCGGATCCTGCAGCACGTGGTCCGGTGCTGTGGCACAGAGCTGCTTCAGCTCGGCTTCGTAGGCCAGCGTCAGCGGGTGCTGTGCATTGGCCAGGTCAGGAAACTCGGCTTGCACCTGCTGCTGCAAGCTGCTCAAAATCTGCTCGGCCTGCATCTCGGCTTGCTGCTCCTGGAAATACTGGCGCGATTCCACACGCACGCGTTCCTCGCGCAAATCGGCCAGGCGTTCATTCAGCGCTTCGACTTCTTCGGCATCGATGACTTTGTTCAGCCCTTTTTTCTGTTCGGTCAGGCTGGCAATCTCCTGCTCAATCTTGGTCAGCGGATTTTCCACCACCTCAGCCGCCGGCGCTTCTTGCGCAGACTTGGCGGACTCAGTGGAGGTCGCTGCCACCTGAAAAGGGGAGGGCAGCCCCAGATTTTCATGCGCTTGTTGCAAAGCGCTGGCCAGACTCAGCGTCGGGTCCTGCTTGCGCAGTTCAAACACATGCTGCTCCACCGCATTGTGCGCCTGAATGCGCCAATGATTGGCCTTGTTCGGATCTCGCTGGAGCGCCGGATCAATCGGAGCCGCTGGCTCAGGCGCGGTCGCGGGCGTCACTTCTGCCTCGGCAACGGGTTCCACCGCAGGCGCTGGCGTTGCCGTCGGGGCTGGAGCTGGGGCCGGTTGTGGGGCTGGCGACGGAGTCGGAGCACCCACGGCTGGGGCTGGGGCCGGTGCAGGAGTCCCTTGCAGTTGCGCCAGCAGCTCTGCATCACTCAGTCCGGACAAGTCCGGGAGTTCGTCGGTCGGCTGCTCGGCGTAAGTGATGTCGCTCATAAATCGGGTATGGGATGATTATTCAGGCCCACCCCCTCTGCCGCAACGCATTTCTACGCCGGAGCACCTGGCGCGGTTTTGGTTTCACCGATCCGGCATTCCGCGCAAAACAAATGATCCAATGATTCAAATCGTGGCAGCGTTTCGCAGGGGCTTGCAAAAGCGGAGTCCACACTCAGCACCCGGTTGTTGGGCACCGCTGCAAACCAGCCTTGTTCCACCTGGATGAAATGCAGCTGCTTGTGCTGCTGGAAATCGTCCGCCAGCGCGTTGCCTTCAAAATCCAGCGTCCACAGGTAGCGCGCCGGCAGTCGTTCGGGATACTTCTTGTCACCCCTCACATTCAAAAGCTGCGCATGGCCGCGCTTCCACAGGCTGAACTCATGCACCGTGAAATGACTGCTGAACGTGTCCCAGGGCTGAATCAGTTCAACGTCGGGCAACTCGCACGGCTTCCAGCACAACGCTTGAATCGGCAGGCAAAACATGGCCCCGGCCAAGGCGGGCTCATCAAAGCGCACCTGAAATTGGAGGCTTGCGGCTTCCTGGCACCGTATCCCTAGGATGTGCGCTTGCAGGTACTTCCCGTGGTCTTTTTGCAGGTTCTGGGTGAACTCGGCCCGCACCAAGCAGCGGACGATGGAGGGCGCGTCGGAAAGAATGAAAGCCATGATACTGTGATTCAGAAGTCATTGATTATTTCGACGGGCGCACCATCCAGAAAATGCCCACAACAATCCCGAACATGCAAGCAACGCTCAAGACGATGCGGACGGCGATTTCCAGCGAGCTCATGGTATAAGTGCAGTCTTATTGTTCATTTTGAGACAGCCCACCGCCGGACTTCACCCAATAAGGTTTGATGCTCTCTGGCTGCTCGCGATACACCGGTCGCCTCACCGAAATGCAGCGGGCTTTTTCAATCCGCCGGATCGACACCTGGTTTCCTTGGTTTCCGCCAAGCACGTGATAAGCCGTAGCATCTTCCGCCACATACCAACCAACATGCCCGCCGCCGTTGCGCACAAACACCAAGCAATCCCCTAGGCCTGCAGCCTCAGTTGCCACACCAAAATGAGCCCAGTTTCGCGCCCACAGCGGTTCATTCACCACGGCTTTACCTGCACGATGCGCCACAATGGCTGCAAACAGTCCACACCACGGAATGTCATCGTCCGAAAAACCCGCGATTTTTACTCCTGCCAGATTTAACTGATCTCGCCAGTCTAAAATCGTTCGGTTGCTGCCTTTCCCGACTACCTCAGCCACGCCCAGAAGACGCATCCCTTCTGAGATCGTCTTTGGCAGCGTGCCTACGGCGTTGAGCCATTCATAAGCCGGTGGAATGTGATTCATAGAAATTCTTGGTCAGTGCGGTCATTAACAGAAATGGCCTGCATGAGAGCCTCAAATCGTGGGCCTCGTTGCATCCATGTTGAGTGACCGTGCGTGTCGTCGCTGTGGTCCTGCACCATTTCGGGAAACAGTGCCGCAAATTCCCGGCCCCGCAGCCCCAGCGATCCATAGCCCAGTCCCAGCCAGCCTATCAGCGGGCGCGTGACCTGGGCAAACTTCAGCGCGCCGTCGTTCTTGCTGCCGTAGATGTGAATGCGCCTCACCAGCCCCTCGCGGATGGCCTCGGCAAAATCTTTCTCGTCCGCCGCTGGCGAAATCAAATGCGCGCAGTCAATCTTCAAATCCCGCTTCTGGTCCTCCGGCAGTTCGGTGGATTCCGGGCCTGCCAACTGCAACACTCGTGCAATCAACGCGCACCCATTGCTATGTCCCACCAGCACCACGCGATACCCCGCGCGCGTGTAATACCCCACCATCCTGGCAATCTGCTGCGCCCGCAATTCTTGCCGAAATCCCCGCAGCAGCGCGGAAGTGTAGTACTCAAACTTCTCCCCATACACCCCATCGGGCAGCACGGTATTCACCCACGTTACAAACCGATCCGTCCACCCTTCAGCATCGCCTGGGTTCGTCCGAATCCCATTGATCGCAATGTAACAAGTTCTCTTCATCGTCTCAGGTTTCCAGCCTCAGTTTCTTCGTAGTGTAGTCCCGCCTTTAGGCGGTTCCGGATTCCGGTTTCCGGTTTCAGTGTTCTTTCCCTGCCGCCTCCCGCAGCGCTTCGAAACTCAACGATTCCAGCCTCTCCACCCGTTTGGTCTGCAGGTCAATCAACTGCGCAATCTGCGCCGCCTGATTGTTCAGCGCATCACTGAACCGATTCACCGTCTCAATGCCCTTGCCCCACACGGCCCGCAAGATCAGCACAATAAACGCCGCCAGGGCAATGATGAAGCCAATGAGCACCACGTGCAGCGGCTGAATCGCCAGTTCTGACGGGTCAATCGTGGCAAACTTCACCCACCACCCCGCCAGCGTGGCCGCCACCAATCCCAAAGCGCTCAAAGCGGCTCCAATAATGGAAGTCGCCAAAGACGCCGGCATGTCAAAGTGAGAAGGGTCAAGCGTGAACTTCATGGGCGGCCAGTGGGTCAGTGGGTGAAAGTTTGTAAATCACTCGAACCCAAGCTGGCGCAGCAGTGACACCGCATGCGCATTCGGCGGCAGCTTTGTCGCGTGTTTTTCCACCGCCAATTTGAGCAAGTCGCGCTGTTTTTCGCTCAGTTCCAGGTCAGGCAGCGCGGCATTGCTCCAAGCAGGATCTTCTGCCATCTGATTGGTTACCACCGGGCAATCCAGCTTTTCAATCAATCCGCCTGCCGTCAACACCTCGCTTGGTGTCTTGAACGTCTCAGGGGCAAACAGCAAGTTGTGAATCAGCAAGCGCAGTCCGTTGGTGAGTTTGAGGAAGTGGGTCATAAAATCAGGATTCAAGAATGGCTGTCACCGCCTCGGCCACTTCTGGCAGTTTTTCAGGCTGTTGCATCACGGCTCGACCCAACGCCATCAATTGTTCGTTGGCCGCCATATCGGCTCGCTCCGCTGCGTCTTTTTCTGCCGCAAAAGCATCAGCCTTTACACCAAGCAAGTCGGCTACAAACTGCTCGACCGACATCGGTGGAGCAGTAGGGTTTGCTTCATTGCGTTTTGCCGTGCCATAGGTAAGCCCTGCAAGTTGTAAGTCTGTCAATGTGATGTTCATGGCGTTAAACGATAGTAAGAATTCCTGCGTTGCTGTAAATATCGCCAGTTGAAAGACCTGCTGCTGAAGTAGGTATACCAGTAATACGAACTCGACCAACGCCTACAATCGAAAGTACATCAACCAAAGTACCAAGGGTGCTACCGGATGAACCCGCTGCGTGGTATTGCAGGTTAATCCTGCCGGCCGTCCCAGTTCCAGTACCTCGTGTTCCGATGTTCAACGTGCCGCCAGTAATGTTTGATCCGCTTCCTTGGGCTGCTCCAAAAGTTTGAGTGGCTGGAGACGCGGAAGCGGTGCCAAGACCAAAACTGTTGGCGGCACGACGTCCAAATTCAACATCCAAAGCTGAGCCAAGCTGCACTACCCCCGCTGTAAAAACAACCATTGAGAATGCGTTCGTTGAATCTTTGAATCGCAGATTTCCGCCGGTGCCGGGAATAAAATCAAAATCCGTGCCAGCGGAAAGAAGTCGGGCTGTTGTGCTGGTGAAAGAACCAAAATACATGCCTGCCGTTGCAGCCATGGCTCCCGTGCTGTTAACTTTGAAAAGAGATGTTCCGTTGACTTGCAAGTCAGCCAAATTCCCCGCAAACCCACTCGCCGCATTCACCCCAAACATTGTGCCAGAGGTTGACCAACCCGTGCTCGTTGTCCCCGTCGGCTCAATGGAAAACAGCGGTTTTGTGGTCGTCGCCGTACCACCCGTGAAAGGACTCCCCGTCAAAGACAGCGCCGGCGTCGAAGTGGCTCCGTTGACTGAAAAAACATTGGCTGCCGTGAATGTCTGCGCATTCCCCAAAATCGCCGCCGTGGCAAGCCCCAATGCCGTGCGTTGCGCCGCTGCATTCGCCGCTTCAATCAGCAATGCGCCTGCGGCGGTCAGTGTGAACTTCCGGTCTGCTCCGCCCTGGGTGCCATAAAACAACCCGCCGGTTGACGCCGTAGCGGCCGTCAGCGCTCCCAGCGTGGAAGCCGAGGCCCCGGCCAGCAGCAATGCATTGCTGGTTCCGCTGCCGCCCGTGCTGGAACTGGGTCCCGTTCCGCCCTGCGTCGGTTGGGTGATGATTTCGTAGGTCAGCGTTTTGTCACCACTGCCCGCGTGAATCGCACAGTAGGCCACGGCTTGCTTAAGCGGCTGCTTGAAGATGATCGTTTCCCCTGCTCCTGCCGCTAAAGGCAGTCCCAAACTGGTGCCGGAAGTCCCTGCGGCTTGTCCCAAAAGTCGCCGAATCAACGTGTCACTTTCATTGCTCACCCTCACGCCCCACGTACCAATCGGCAACGTGAAGGCAATGACGCCGGCGGTGGTGATGGGAGCAGAAGTAGGCATGACGTCAGTTGGAAATCGCTACCGTTGGCTGTGTGATGATTTCGTAGGTCAGCGTTTTGCTTCCGCTGCCTGCATGAATGGCCCCCACGGTCAGCGGCTGATTCAGGGCGCTTTCAAAAACAATGTTTTCACTGGCCCCTGCCGCGATGGGCAGTCCCAGATTGTCTCCACTCGTGCTGGGTGCCGCACCCAACAACCGGCGAATCAACGTGTCGCTTTCATTGAAGATCCTCACGCCCCACGCACCGGCCGGCAGCGTGAAGGCGGTGACGCCCGAGGTGGTGATGTTGGCAGAAACGGGCATGGCGGACTCATGTATGGGATGATTCTTCAAAAAACGCAACGCATGGCTCCGCCGGAATCACGGCACAGGCGGTCCTGATTGGTACCGCTTCAAAGCCGCTGGAGCATCCGCCATCTCGTCGCGCAGCCGTTTCCTTAGGTCCTTGGTGTTCACCCACTGGTCCCGCGCTCGCGCCAGATCCGCAATCAATGCCTCCTGCACATCCGCCAGCGCCTTGTCCTCCATTTCCTTCAAAAAACCATCCACAAACTCCGCCTGAAACAGCGGGTCCGCCCCCAGTTGCGCAAACATCGCCGCCCGCCGTTGCGCCTGGTCCAGCGCCTGCATCGCCGGCAAAAAAGGGGCCGCCGCCGCCACACCGTCCGCCGTCTGCGGAAACACAGGGATCAAAGGATTCACTTGGTTCATACAATAATCTTCAACTCCATTTCATTTTTCACCGCCCATCTTTTTGCCGGTTTTCCGGTCTGCTAAGTTTCTCTCCAGTGCTCACTGTCATCAGGCGGTTCCTGCGGCATCACCTTGGCCATCTCCCGCGCATTCACCATCGCCTGGTCCTGGCTCAAAAACTCGCGCGCCATGCCCTGCCGCCCATGCCAGTTGCCTGCGCCTTGGTAATAACTTTCCGTCTCCCGATCCGGCGTCACGCGACTGCACAGCACCTGCACGCAGTCGAAATGCTCCATGAGCAGACTGATCGCCCGCTCCACTTGCGCGGCCGCGGACTGAAAAGAACCTGGAAACTCAGCACTCATAGTCAGTTTTTTTTCAGTTCTCCATGTTTCTGCCTGTCTATTTTTTTGCCTTACTCTGTCTCAACCCTCACGCCCCCAATTCACACCAGCGGCTCCACCGGCCCCGGCCCCGGATTGAATTCCTTCATGCTCTCCGGTCTCCCGGTCAGCGGCGCTTCTTCCGTCGGGTCCTGCGTGGGTGGCCCGCCCCTCGGTGCATTCAGCCCTCCCGCCTGCTGCCGGGCCTGCATCTCTGCCTGCTGCTGCGCGGCCATCTGCTGCGCCTGCTCCTGCTGGAGTTGGGCCGACTGAATCGCCGCAATCGTTTTCTCCGCGTCGTTGCTGCCGTTGCGCTTGAGCAGATCCGTGAACTCCTCCTGCGTGGCCTGCATGGCGGCCACACTGCCCAGTTGCATGTAGTCCAGAATGATTTTCTTCCGGTTTTCGGTCTGCGCGATTTCTTCGCTCTCGGTGCTGTCGGTCAGCACGATCTTCACCATGTTGGCCAGCATGTCCGGCTTCACGGTGCGCAAAAACTGCTGCAGCACCTGCGCGGCAGGCACCTTCATCGTGCTCAGCCCTTCCGCCAGCGGGGCTGTCTCGGTGACGCCATCGGGCTCGGTGACCTCGCCAGCAGCTTCTGACTGCCCTTCTTCCGTCACGGCTTCCGCTCCTGGTTGGGCCAGCTCCACATCGATCATCAAGTCCCCAAACAATTCTTGGGCAAACTCCATGTCAAAGCAGTCGCGCTCCACCTGCGCCCACACCCGCAGCAGGTCCTGGTGACTGTCCCGCAGATCTTGCGCCGTGCTGTTCTGCGCGCGCCCGCGCTGGCGCTCCAGCAGTTGCAGCCCGCCCAGCGTGTTGGCGGCGGGCAGCCCGCTGCTTTCGGCCTGATCCACCGTCATGCCACCTCCGCGACTCGTCATCGTCTGCATGCCCACCTGCATGTTCTCGCGCAGCTCCTGCGTCTCCGCCGGCACCACCTTGACGTCGATGATTTCGTTGATGCTCTGCGCGGGGTTGCGCTTCCGCCACAGCGTCGGGCCGCGCAGTTTCAAGCTTCCGCCCGCCCAGGTCTGCTCCAGCGCGTTCGGGTCAAAGGCCGTGATCTTCCCACTGCTTTGCTGCTCAATGTGAATGCGGCACCAGCACGCGTCCACGTGCTGGCTCAGGTCGTCGTGCTGCTCGTACAGCCCTTCGCCATAGGCGCGAAAGTTTACCTTGCCGATCACCGGCATGAAATACGGATGCAGCCTCACGTCGCTTTCCAGCACCAAACTTGTGGGATCATACGCCACCGGCTGCCGTGTCTCCCAGTCAATCACGCAGAAGACGCGCTCGCGTCGATTGTCCTTGTTCCAGTCGTACCTCGAGTACAAAAACAGAAACTTTCTCGGAGCCAGCGCGCCGGGATCAATGATGACGTTGTTGCTGTCAGGATCTTCCCCCATCTGCGCCATCGGCATCAGCTGATTGGTGGGGTCGCCTTGATTTCCCGACTGCGCGGACGTGCTGTACTTCCGCTCAAATTCTTTTCCGGCTGCAGTCATGCGACTGCGGTCAAAGCAGTCAAACAGATCGTCCACCGCCATCATCGTGAAGTGCCCCACCAGATCGCTGGCATCCAGGCTCGGCTTGTTGACCTGCCACAAAAAATCACCGGGATGGATGAACTCAATGACCGCGCCTTGATGGTCTCGGATCACATGCTCCACGGTGTACGTGCGCGTCGTCAAGTCTGTCGGTGCATGCGGCGTGGTGCCTTCCGGATACTCCACAAACACGCGTGTGTCCCGCTTCAACAGGCTCTGGCGTGGATTCGCCGGATTAACGATCCATTCGTCCAGTTCGGTCACCAGCTTGCCGTTGCTATCCCGCAGCGGCACCTCGCCTGGCTGCCGCAAATCTCGCACGCAGCGCACCTGCCGCGGCTCGGTGCGCAGTTCGCGCTTCTGCACCACCTGACACACACTCTGGCCGATGTTGAGGCACATCAGCACGCTTTCGTTTTTCAGCAGTCGCCCCAGCATCAGGCGCTCCGCTTGCGCTCGCAGGTACCGCTGCAGCAGCGGCAGTGCCGGATTCGTGTCCTCGCTGCCTTCGCTGCGCACTTCAATGAAGGTGGTGCCGTCCAGACTGCTGGTCAGCGCGGCGTGATACCCGCCCACAAACTGCTTGGGCATGTTCAGCGACTTGTTGCACATCCGGAACAACACCCCGTCCCGCTCCGGCGGCAGGTACAGCCGATCGCTGAAATCGTTGTGGTAGCGGTTCATCCACGCCAGCCGTTTCCACAGCCACGAATCAAACGCGTAATTCCCCGGAGCGCCAGCGTAGCCCAGGTCCTGGTGAATCTTCAGCGCCAGGTTGTAAAAGTACTCCACCATGCGCGTCTCCGTGTCCAAATCGATGGGCAAGGTCGTCTCAAACATCACGCGGCGGGCATCCTCAGGCATAACCCCCCATTATGGGATGACTACCCATCCACCGTCAACGCATGCCTCCGCCGCCACCTCCGGCACTCCATCACCCCTTCTTTTACCGCCCATCTTTTTGCCGTCACTCCGTTTCTGGGATGAATCTTCATCTTGACACAAAAGCGTTTTCGTGCTGCAATAACCCACCTGCCGCCGCCGTTCCTGTTTTTGCGCCTCTTAGCGGCCCTCATCCACTGCGCCACTGCTGCCAGTCGATTCAACCCACGCGTTGACCCTTTCCCCAGTCCGTTCAGCACAGGCACTCCCGCCCGTCTGCCACCCTGGGGAAGTCCACACCCATGAAACTCGCCACCCGCTACGCCAGTCCGCCCGGTTTGTCCGAGGTCGAGCAATCCGCCAAAAACCTCCGCGTCCCAGCGGTCTTTGTTCTGCCTCCGTCTCCACGGCAGGCTGAACCCAGCACCGCCGACCAAGAGGAGATCAAAAAGCTGAAATCCAAACTGAAACGGGCCGAGCGCCTCAACAACGCCCGCCTCGCCAAGCTGGAGCAGTCCATGGCCAGCCTCGTCAAACTAGCCCACGCTAAGGACCGCATCGAGCGCGTCACCACCCCCAAGCACCACATCGTTGTCACTTCCAGCAACGTGTATGTTGCGGACGGTCTCGACCTCAGCGCCTACGCCAAGGTGAAACTCCCCTGGTACCAGCGCCTCAAACGCTGGGCCATGAAAGAGTAACACCCCAGCCCCCAAAACGCCACCGGCTCACCCCGGTGGCGTTTTCCGTACTGGAATCGCCGGTTTTGAACCGGCTCCGCCTGTCTGGGATGAATCTTCATCTTGACTCCAAAGCGGTTTCGTGATGCATTGCCGCCCCGATGCCCCTCCCCACCTCCCACCGGCACGCCGCCGCTTGGATGATCCGTCTGGGCCGCGCCCTGCGCCGCTCCAATGGCATCATCGCCCCTCACATCTCCCGGCAGGACAACAACCGCAACTTTGACGACGCCTGGCGCTTGATCGACATCGGCAAACGCATTGCCACAAAATACGGCACCCACACCCGCGAAGATCGCCTGCGCGAACGCCTTCGTCAGTTGTTGAAGCAAACCACGACCCCAAAGCCATGATCCTCTCCCTCAACCTCCCTCCCGCCACCCTCGCCGGACTCTTCGCCGGCATCCTCACCGGCCTCATCATCCTCTTTTTCACCCTCCTGCGTCGATGAAAACCATTCCAGAAATCAAAAAACTCTGCAGCGATATTGTCAGGCTGGGGGAAGAAGCTACGCCGGGGCCGTGGCATTGGGTCAACAGCGAAACCGATGTTCCTATCGACTTCAGTGTTTGTAACGATGAACGCCTGACGAAAAAGGCTCAAAAAGACAACATCTACCCACCTTTTTCCCTTCGAACCACATGGGAAAAAGAATGCGAAGGATTAGGGTACTCGTTGCCTAAATTTATCGTGGACAATGATGACCGAGTAATGATCAAGGCGGATGCACAATTAATCGGTGCCGCCCGCGTACTCACCCCTCAATTGGCAAAAGCGCTCCTGGTGGCTATTGGTTTATTGGAAGACATCATGTGTGCTTTCAGCTCGGGAGACGCATCGTACAATGCGGCAGAAAACTCACTCACCGAAATCCGCAAACTTTTCCCATGAAAACATTGATCTGGAAACTCCGATTCACCTTTGCCATTCGCCGCCTGCTCAACACGCCATGGGCTCTAAGCTGGAGCATGGCAGACTCAAACTTTGAAAACCTTCACGGCGATCTGACGGAATGCCCCATCAACGCCGCCGAAGAAGAACGCGCCGAATGGTTCCGCTGCTCAGAATAAGGCAAAAAAAATGATCCGGTAAAAATCCCCATCTTTTACCGCCCATTTTTTTGCCGGTCCTCCGACTTCAGCCATTCCCTTGCCAGAAACAGCACTCACCCACCCGCCCGCGCCTTCGCCATCGCATCCAGCGCCCCCGCCTTCGCCCCAGTCTGCTGCTTCTGCGCCGCCTCCAGCACCCGCCGTGCCTCCGGCGCCAACTGATTCATCCACCGCTGCTGGTGCTTCTTCAGCTTCATCACGTCCTGCGGCTGCCGATCCTTGAACAAATCCTGCACGCTCGGGATCTTCGCCCCATTCTTGGCCAGCACGTCCAACTGCGCTTTCACCGCCGGCACGTCCACCTTGGGCTGAATCAGCAATCGATACAGTTCCGCCCGCGCCCTTCCCACAGCATCCGTCGGGAACTGCTGCCCCCTCGGCACCGCTGGCAGATTGTTCTTCACCCGATATTCCGCCACGTCTTCATACAGGTTCGGGTCCGCGGGCCTCACATCCAGCCCCACCAGCGTGCGAATCACCGCCTGCGTCGGATTCCGCGCCGGAGCCAGCTTGCTCGGACTCTGCTCAAAAGCTTTGCGAATCGTCCGCGCGCTCGTGCCTTCCAGCTTCACCCCGCCAGGCAGCGATACCGTGGGCGTAATCGGCGGGGCCAGCTCGGTGAACGCATGTTCCACCAGCTTGCCCGTCGCCTCGCCGCTGCTCATGTCGTCTTCATAGATCCGCCGTCCCGTAAAGCTGTCCTTGTTGAAGGCCGTTTCTGTCAGCAGCCCCAGAAAAGGCGATCCCGTCAGCATCTCACGCGCCTGCCTTGCCAGCCACGGCTCCCGGCTCTCGGCGTCCTCGATGCGCGTGGCCAGCCAGTCGCCAAACGGATGCGTGTTGCTCAGGTCCCACTGCTGCAGTCCGCCGTTGCCATCCCGGAAAGGCAACAAAATGCTGAACAGCGAAGTATCCCCCGCAATCGGGCTCAGCAGACGTCCGGCCCGCCCCTTCAGCGCTTTCATCACGTCTTCCTTGTCCCGCTCGTCCTTGAGCCCCAGCCCCAACGTCCACATCAGCAGGCGCATCTCAGCCATGGTCAGCGCGATCTGTGTGAGCAGTCGCGGCAGCGCCAGCGTGGCGATCGTCGCCAGCGGCTTCTTCGTCAGCCCGTTTTTCAAAATGCGGAAGCTCTCCCGCTTGAAGCTCAAAAACGGAAAGGCAAAACGCCCCAGGAATTTGAGCGTGCCACTGGTCCCCTTATCGTAATACGGGAACCACTCGCGCACATGCTCCGCGGCCTCGGTGCTGCTCATGCCCATGCTCTTGGCCTTAAGATACGCCGCTGCTTTGTAGATGTCATCCTCCAGCCGCCACGCCGTGGCCGCGATGTCCAGCGCCTTCCCTGGCGTTTTCAGCAGCCCCTGCCAGCGCCTGGCCATGTGCTCTTTCAGCCCAAACAACCAGCTCATGTTGCCGTTCTCGGCCTCCCGCAGCACGGTGGCAGCATCCGGCACCAGTTGCCGCAGGCTGCGCTTGATCTCGCCGGTCAGGAAATCCCCGCCCAGCACGCCTTTTTCATACATCTCGCGGTACTCGGCGCCGCCTTCCCGCAGCACGCGCAGCGCGTCGGTGTAGTACGCCCAGTTGCCGGGATTCAGCGGATTGCTTCCTGCCATATGCGCAAAAGCAATGTTGCCCACCACGTTGCGCCCATGACTGCCCGGATTGAGCACGGTCTTGCCGGTCTTAAACAGCCCCAGCAGCGCGTCGTAGAATTTCATGCCCATCCCCGGCAGCTCCGTCAGTTGCTGCACCTCGGCGGCCACGTCATCCCGCACATATTTCCCGGCCAACGCTCCCAGCTTGGCGGTGTCAGGCATTTCGGTGTAGCCGATGGTCGGCGCGTCCCGCACGTAGTCCGGCACGGCAGCAATGGAGTTGAAAAACTCCGCCGTGGCCACGTCATGCCCCATTTCGGCGATCTGCCGTGCCACGGAGTAGAACGGATCTTCGATCAGCCCCGCCTTGCTGTGCTCGTCGTAGGTCAGTGGCACCCGTTTTTCAAACCGATCCCGCAGCTGCTCCTGCAGGCGCGCCACCACGGCGCGCTGGTCAGCGCTCATCCGGCCCGGATTGTTCAGGCTGTCCCGCGTCACACCCATCAGCGCTGCCTTGTCGGCCGGCGTCATCCACGGGTAGCGCCCGGCATTGCCCTTTTCAGCGGCTTGCAGGATATGGTCCTTGATGAACTCTTCATAAAACCCGCGCATCTGCTCCTGCGTGTCAAACCGATACGTCGGCCGGTTCCGGCTCCCTGGGTGCATCACCAGCGCCGGACTGCCATCCGGCTGCTTCGTCTGCGTGTCCACGATGTGAAACGCCGTGGCCGTCTGGGCAAACAGGTTGCGCAGTCCCAGGCTCATCTGCCGCAGCAGGGACTTCTCTTTCTTGACGTCGTGATCGTAGTAGTGGCTGGTGCCCTCACGCATCGCTTCATACGTCTGCAGGCCAATGCGCCCCGCCCTCACCATGCGCTGGCCCAGCTCATCACGCAGTTTCAGCAAGGCCTCCGCCACGCGCCGCTCTTCGGGGTTCAGGCTGGCCATCGTCACCCCGCTGTCAATCTTTGGGTTCATCGCCAGGAACATCTTGCGCCGCACCTCCGGATTCTGCTGCGCCTCACCCACCACCAAATCGCTCAGCTTGGGCTTGCCCGCCAGCGCCCGTTTGCCGATGTCCAGTGCCACCTCATTGCTCAGGCCCTGATTCATCGTCATCTCACGCTTCTTGGCCAGCACATCCGCCGGCAGGGACGCATCCGGCACAAGTTGCCGCACCCCATAGTTCCAAAACCGGCGCATCTGCCGCCGCGTCTGCGCCATGAGCTCATCCCGCTGCGCGGGCTTCATCTTCGCCCCACTTTCCGCGATCTGCCCTTCCACACTCCACCCCGCCAGCAGCTCCAGCGCCGCATCCACGGGGTTCACCTGCGCCTCACCCGGCAGCGCCTGCTTCTTGATCCACCGCGCCGCATCCGTCACCGCCGCCGCCAACCGCCCCGTCAGCGCCTTGTCAATCCGCCCCCAGTCCGCCTTGGCCAGCAGCTCATTCACCTTCCACTGCTTGCGTGGAGCCGCCAACGTGCCACCTACAGCACGCGAGAGGGTTAGAGAATCAGGGTTGACTTCAGCGCGTTTGATTTTTTTGGAGTCAGCCACAAGCCAAGAATCGTGCTCAATCTGTCCGTAACTGCTGACATCGCCGCTAAATTTTAACGCTGTAAATCCTTGTTTCCTCAGTTGATGGGCAACAGTGCGCCTATGATTTTTGTTTGCTAAAAGAGCACCCAAATCGAGGTCATCAGTTCCGCTCCCCTCTTCCAAATGGTATTCGTTCCATCGGTAAGCCGACCAATCAATATCAAGGTCGTCAACTGACGCGACTTTACCAGTAATGTAAAATGCCTGTGGGACATTGTTACTGTGAGCATAATCTTTTGCTGCGTTCAGATTATCAGTGAGAAAGATAGAATCTCCGATGTCGTCGATTTGTTGGCCCTCTGTGCGATTGCCAAAATACAACGGTCCAAAGTATTTAGCCTCCGCCTCAGAAAGACCGCCCGGCGAAGGCTCTGCATTGCGGGCGGCCTTGTCGGGATCGGCCATGCCTCCACCCTGCCCCTGCTTCCGCGCACTCGCAAGCGCCTTGTCCGTCGCCCGCGCCCCCACGTCCCCGCCAAACACGCTCCGCTTGATCACCTCAAACTCCGGCATCGTGTGCGTCGTCAATTTCGCCAGCCCCGGCCAGCCCGGCGTGTAGTTGCGCAGATACGCCCCTCGCGCCTCCTCCGCCGTCGCATACCCCAGCATCACCTTGTACTCATCCAGCTTCCCTGTGGCTTTCCACTTTTGCCTTGGGTTCTGCAAACCACCGTCAACCACCGTCAACGGCGGCCTGCGCCCTTCAGCCACTGTCAACGGCTCCTCTTCCACCACATTCTGCCGCACCACAAACACCGGCCCCGCATAGTCCGCCAGCGTCCCCGGCTTCACAAACACGTCCACCTGATCCCCGTCCGCACCCTTGGTTCCCTTCAGGTACCCATAGTGATCCCTCAGCACCGGCCACTCCGGCCTGCGCCTCGACCCCGCCGGATTCTCAATGCTGATCTCATGCCCGCCAATGCTCACATGCCCCTTCGCATAGTTCCCCGCTTCCTTCTGCGCCGCCGTCGGCTCCGGCAGATCATTCCTCGGCGATGTCGCCGCCTCATGCGCCGCCCGATCCACCCCCGTAGCGCGAGCTCCCGTTCTGAGTAGTGTAGTCCCGCCTTTAGGCGGTTCTGGGCGAGCCACCCCCTGCTTCCGCGCACTGTACAGCACCTGCGCATTGTCCTCATCCGTCGCCACAAACTCGTCTTCCTTCGCATCCCACTCCCAGCGCCCCGTTGCCTCGATCTGCGCAATGACCTCCTTCATCCGCGCCTCAATCTCCGGCTCATACGTTGCCACCACATGATTCCACGGCCCGCCGTCCATCTCCCAGCGCAGCAGCTTGTCCTGCGCTTTCTCCATCGCTTTTTCCTCAGCGGCGGTCAGCTCTTCATCCGCCTCCTGACGCGCTGAAAAATCAGCATACGCCTGGCTCGCGGCCCGGTAGGGCTCAGGATACCACGGCGCAAACTCCTCGCTGGCGTCATGCTCCTGCAGCCACTGCCACCGCTCATCCGCTTCGATCTTCGCCCGCAGATCCTCCGGCAGTTGATCCACCGCCTCGCCCTTGTTCTGCGCCTGGTGCCACTCCTGCACCTGCTCAATTGTCTCCAAAATCGGCTTCTGCTTCCGCGCGCTGAACAGCGCCTGCCCAGCCTTCACGCCGTCACGCATGGCGGGCGTGACTTCGACTTTCCAAAACGGCGTGGCACTGGCCTTGGTGTATTTGGCACGGGCGTAAGCCGCCCGCAGGTCGTCATCGATAGCCGCGCCTGGGTACACCTCATCTGCAAATTGCTCAAGGCTGGACCACATGGGATTGCCACTGCCAATGAGTTCCGCTTTCTGCACCCCAGCCCCCCACTGCTTCACATACTTCCCAATCTCCTTGGGCAATATCTGATCATAAAACCCTTTCATGCCCTCGCCGCCCACTTTCAAGCCCTCGCCCGAAAGCTGCTTCACGCCGGGATAGTCCTCGTTCTCGGTGGATTCTCCTTCACCGTTGATTATCTTTTGCGCGATATCCTTGCCCACCAGATCGGACACTTCCGTTGGCGACAACCCTTCCCGCTCAATCAAAGTCTCACTGCCTTTCTCCGCCGTCAGCGTGTAGGTGTCGCCCGTCTTGAGGTACTTGATGGCATCGATCTGCTGGCTCAGATCATACCGCTCCGCCTGCGTTTCGCCCGTGGTCCAGCCAATCCACTGCTTACCATCACTCACCGCATCCGCCAGCGCCCGCTTAAACATCTGCAGCGGCCACGTCGTGCGGAACGGGGCGTCTGGGATGGTTTCCTCGGTTTTTTCACGCTCGTCGTGAATCAAGTTGTGGTCGGTGTCTGGGGCAGCGGTTTCAAGCCTTCTCCAGTAAGGGCCGGATTCGTGCGTGGTAGCGCTGGGAGCGTGGTAAAGATGGAGGGCATCTGCACGCACTGCTTCTGGAAGCTGGCGTAAGTATTCTTGGAAAGCAGGAGTGAGTTCCCCTCGGTACCCCTTCTCCCGCCCCTCCTGGTGCCGGTCGCTTTGAATCTCCTCAATGAACGTCCCCGCCTGCCCGTCCGCGTCCCTCCGGTCATTGAGCCGCATGTGCGCCACGTAGTTGGGCACGTTGCCAAAATGCCTGGAAGTGTAGTTGGTAGCCGGAGAAGGTTCAGGCTGTTTTTCGCGCAGCACGTAACTAAGGGCGTCGCCGGCATTGGGGTATTTAGCGCGGGCAATTTGAAAAACTTGGCCGGGCGCTTGGATGAACCAAAAACGTGTTTGGCTGTCTTTGGACTGTTCTTGAACCAGCGGATCATCTTGTTCGAGTACCTTGGTATTGAATCCGGTGTATTCTTCAACCACAGGCGGCATCGCCAGCACCACCTCCCGGTAGTTCTCCCCACCCGGCAATTGATACTGGCTGAATTTCGGCTGCGACTGCCCGGCCGCATACTCCGCCGCCCGCGCTTGGTACGAGGCTCTCACCCGCGCCACCAGCGGGCGCATCTCACTGGACATCAACTCTTCCTGCCCCTTGGAAAGTTCCCCACGCGCCGCGCTCAGGGCGTAATACTCCGCCCCCGACTGCGTCATGCCTTCAGCTCTCGCTTGGGCGATCACGGCGCGATTGGCGTCTTCCAGATTGGTTTGCGATCCCCCCAGCCTCACCTCCTCCAGCCTCACCGCGCCATCCGTGCGCAAATACTCCAGCACCGCCGCCTTGCTCACCGGCTCCGCCTGCTGCTGCACCCACGGCACGATCCCGCTCCACTTCAATTCCTCCGCCTTCACCGCACTGCTCGGATTGCTCACAATCCCCACCACCGTCTTTGCATCCGCCCGGTTCGGCATCTTCTGCTCAATCACCTGCGCCAGCTTCGAATAAAAAGCATTCCCCGCCTGTTTTCTTGGAGAAAAAAGCGCTTGGAATTCTGAATCCTGTTCATTTCCGGCATTTTTTACCGCCCATCTTTTACCAGCCTCTGTCTGTTTCCTGGCACTGCTCAGTCGGCCCGGCTGCGCAAACAAATCCCCACCACCAAACATCTGAGTCTGTCCAATATCCCCCATTGTCCCCACCAGCGGCTTCTCCGCCCGCGCCTGCAACTTTTCGCGCAGTACCTTGCGCTCCGCCTCAGCTTTGAGCTCCGCCGGCGTGGTCGCTTCTAAACTGAAATCACCCGTAGGGGCGGCATCATTTGACAGTAACTTTCCTCCCTGCTCTTGAATCCACTGCTCCGCCTTGGCGCGCGGTCCCTTAAACAACACAGTATGCGAAGGTTTGCGTTTCCAACTCAGTTTGGAAATGCCTGTGCCTCCTTCAATCCCAAACACTTTTTTTGCCTGCCTTACATTACCCTCATCATCGATCCAATAGCGAGGAATCTTGAAGTCCGGCAATCCTGAAATGCTGGAATCCTGTCCGGCTCCGGTTCCGGCATTCCCTTGCTCCTTCATTCCTTTGCCAGAAACAGCCACATCCTTACGCCCAGACTGCTCTCCGAGCCCCAGCGTGTTCCGGTCCCCCAGAAAGTTCATCTCATCCTCACCAAACAATCCCGGACCCGCCTGCTTCCTTGGGCTTCCTAAGCCCGCGTAAAAATCACCTTTCTGGTTTACGCTAAAAGCATCCACATACAGCCCCTGCTGCCCGTCAATCGTCTGCACCCCAAACGTCGTACCATCCCTTAGCGTCACGCTCTGAATCTGCATCGGCCCGTCCGGGCCCATGAACTGCGCCGGGTTGGCATCCGGATCAAACTCCTCACCCGCCGGCACGGGCTCGCTGTCCATCCGCAGCACCTCCACGCGATGCATCTTCCCATCGTCCGCCTTCACCATCATCACGTCCCCAGGCTGCATCTCATGCGGTTTGATATAAATCGGCCCCTTGGCCGTGCTGCGCTCAAACGCCACGCGCTGCCGTTCCAGCCGCGCAAAATACGCCTGCTCTTCATCCTGCACCGTCGTGGCGCCGCCTTGTTTCTTGGCTTGGTAGCGCTTGATCACGTCCTTGATCTTCCGTGCCAGCATCTCGCCGGTCACGTCTTCCTCGGCCACACCGGGGAAATACCCCGCGCCATGCAGTTCCTGCAGCGCCTGGTCCAGCGTGCTGCCGTTGCCGTTCTTGAACACCAGCCCCGCATAAAACCTCGGGATTTCCGCCTGCCGAATGTCATCCCAGTCACCGATTTTGCGGCGGTCCTTGCCGTCCTGCGCCATGCGCGCCAGCCAGCCTTCAGACGGGCGTGTGATCCGGCCATGGTAGCGATTGATCCACACCACCACGTTTTCCTTGCCGTTGTCAGGGTCAGGAATCGCCGCCATCCCGCGAATCGCATTCTCACTCGGATTGCGCAGCGCGCCCTTCCTCTCGGGCCGTACGTCCATTTCCGCATCCGCCGCCATCGCCAGCGCCGCCTCATCCTCATTGACCGGCTTGGTTTTTTCTTTTTCTTTCACCTTTTTCGGCTGGGCACTTTCCGGCGGCTCCACGTCATCCAAGCCCTCCTTCTGCAACCGAATCCCTGCCTCCTTCGTCTTGCGCATCACCGCCTCGGCGGCCGTCAGCCGGTCCTCCCACAGTTCGCGCAGATCCTGCGGCAGCTTGTTCATCTCGCGTCGCACAAAGTTCACGTACCGACTCAGCATCAAATACATCCGTTGCAGCAACCCCACGTCGCGAATCGCCGCATTCTCACTGGTGAACGTCCCCTGCCGGATCATCCGACTGGCTTCAAAGTACAGCATGTAGGCCTCGTCATCGGTCAAATCCGCCGGCGGCTTGGCCGGCACGCTGCCGTCCTTGATCCCCACCGCAAAGTACTGCTTCCACGCCGCGTTGAACACCCCTGGCTGCGCTGCATGGATGTCCCTGGCCAAATCAATGGCCTCGCTCCGACTCATCACCATCAGGTCGGCCCGGTGCTGCCACTCCTCATTCAGCGCGCGCTCGAGTTCCGCATCCGTGATGCCTCCCGCCTCCGCAAACGTCGCCGGGTCCACCAGCAATTCCACGCCCGTGGCCCGTCCTTGCGCATCGTAGTCAATCACCTGCGCCGCCATGCCCCCACCCGGCAGACTGCCATTAGGAACAATCGTCACGCCCTCAAACAGACGTCCAAACTTCGTGTCGATGAGCTCCTCCACCTTGTTGAAGCGACGCACCACGCCCTTGATCCTCTCCGCCGCCGCTTTCTTCCCACTTTCCGGCAGCCCCTTCGCCAGCGACTGCATCCCCGCAATCACCTCCCCCTGCGCCCGTTTCCAGTCCCCCCGCTCAATCAGCGCCCCCGCAGCGCGAGCCTCCGGCGTGCGCGAACTCTGGCTCCGGTCTCCGCCTTCCGTACTGGGAGCGCCAGTTTGCAACTGGCTCCGGCTCTGGCCTCCGGCTTCTGACAGTATTGTAGTCCCGCCTTCAGGCGGTTCCGGGCGAACGTCCCCACCCCCCACCAATTCATCACCAGCCCCCGTTTGGCCAGCCAATCCTTGTCCAACTCCGGTTCCGGTTCCCCCATTCCCTTGCTCCTTCATTCCCTTGCCAGAAACAAGCGCGTCCTTCGTCCCAGCACCCTCAGCCCTCCGCATCACCGGCTTTTCCGCCCGCGTCTCCGCCTTGAACTGCCCCCTCACCATCCAACGCGACATCTTCGCCGGGTCCCGCTGAAACCCTTCCGCCTTCATTGCCTCCTCAAACGCCGGGTCGATCATCTGCACCTCATACCTTGGCCCCATCACGCCCATGCGCCGCACCACCCCACGCGCCGCCCGCAGTGCCTGCTCACCACTCAGCCCACGACTCGCCAGCTCCGCCCCAATCTCATCCACCCGCGCCTCCACCGTCGGATCAAACGCCTCCTCCGTAGCGCGAGCCTCCGGCTTGCTCCGGCTCTGGCCTCCGGCTTCTGACAGTATTGTAGTCCCGCCTTCAGGCGGTTCCGGGCGAACGTTCCCAGCGCCTCCTCCTACCGCCGAATCTCCACCAGCAGCCGCGACACCACGTGCCGCCTGAATCCCCGCGCCAGCAGCCATTTCCGCGCCTGCCCTTCCGGCATCTTTGCCAGCAATTGCCGCTGTGTCTCCGTCAACTCGTCCTCTTTCATTCGTCAATGTCCCTTCCGTGTTTGGTTTCTGTTCTGGTTTTCCCTCCGGTTTCTGCAAACCACCGTCAACCACCGTCAACGGCGGGCTTGCACGCCCTTCAGCCACTGTCTTCAATTCTTTGATCTCCCTCCGCCTCTCCACCTCGCTCTTCCCGATCCGCGCCGCCACCGCAGGCAACCGCTTGCCTAGGTTATCAATCTGTCGCTGCGTGATGATCACTTCTCCGTCCTCAATCACCACCGGCTGAAACCCATCGGGCCGCACGCCCTTCTTCCACACGCTCGTGCGCCCCGCCTGCGGGTCCTTCTTGTCCAGCGGCACCGACTCATAATGCCCCGGCGTCCCATCGCGATTCAACCCCACCTGACGCAGTTCCTCGTCCGGGAAATCTTCCAGCGTCTCTCCCTGCGCCAGGCGCAGCAAAACTTCCGCCTTCGCCTTCGTCGCCGCCACCGTCGCCGCCGACATCCCCGCCGGCGCAAACCCCGCCAACTCCGCTTCCGCCTCCGTAGTGCGAGCCTCCAGCTTGCGCGAGCTCTGGCCTCCGTCTCCGCCTTCCGTACTGGGAGCGCCAGTTTGCAACTGGCTCCGACTCTGGCCTCCGTTTCCGGTTCTTAGTATTGTAGTCCCGCCTTTAGGCGGTTCTGGTCGAACGTCCCCAACCCCCGCCAATTCATCACCAGCCCCCGTTTGGCTAGCCATACCTTGGCCAGCCCCATCAAGATCAGGCCCATTCCCTTGCTCCTTCATTCCCTTGCCAAAATCAGCGCGCCCATCTCGCCCACCGCCCGACATCATTTCAAACCCACCCCCCATCACCGCGCCCGCTATCGCCGCCGTGACCGTTTCTTCCCAAATGCTGCTCCAGCTCTTGGTCGGATCATAGCTGTGCCTCTGAATAACCCCCTGAATCAGCTGGTCCGGCGCTTCCTCCAGCGCCCCTTCCTTGAGCGCACCCTTGCCCACCGTGGTCAGCCATTGCTTCAGCCCCTGCTTGAATCCGGGCTGCCTCAGCACGCTTTCCATGCCGTTGACCCCACCCGCCGCTGTCAGCGCATACGTGGCCACGCCAGACGCCAGCGCGGGCACCAGCGCCGCCTTGCGCGCTTCTGCCGTGCTCAGTCCTCGATTCTCCCGGTAGCCCTGCACTGCATCGCCGTACACCTGCCCAAAGGTCTGTGCGCCTGCTGCTGCCGCCGCGCTTTGCAGCGCCAGCATCTCACTGCGCGTTGCTGCACCCACCGCTCCGCCCACGCCCAGAGCGGGCGCACTGCTCACCAGCATGCTGGCTCCCTGATTCACCCACTGCCCTGTGGGCAGTGCTTGCGATTCCGCACTCATCTGCGCCACGTCCCGGCCCAGGCTCTGGTTCAATTTCAAAGCGTCATCACTCACCACGCTCGCTATCCCCGTGGCACTCTGCGCCAGTCCCAGCACGCCTTGCGCTGCTCCGAGCAATGCCTGATTCCAGCGCACCTTCCACGCGCCCGTGCTAAACACCCCACTGTTTTCCTTTTCAAACAACTTCAGCTTTTCTTCATCACTCAAGCCTTCATGCAGCTTGCGCGGTTGCGGCTGCCTGCCGTTGGCCAGGGCTTCCATCTTTTCCTCGCGCGTCGGCGGCACTTCCGCCTCTTCCCAGTCGCGAAACACCCCCAGCGGCCGCAGCGTGTCCAGCTTCAGCTTGATCGCCTGGGCCTTGAGTTCAGGCTGCATCTCCAGCGCCTTGGCTTTTTCTGCCTCACTGGCTCCCGCGCCGGCCACGGCAGCGGCATACGCCTCGTCATCGGTCCAGCGCTCCGGATTCACCAGCACGCGCCCGGCACTGTCCATGCGCACGGGGGCCTCGGTGTCTCCGCGACTCCAATCCAGCAGCGCGGCATCCCTCAGCATCTTCACGGCTTGGACGCGATTCTCCTTCGTCTTGGCCATGCCCAGACCGTCCAGCAGGCTTTCCACGCCCTGCCCCGCCGCTTCCGTTTCCACGGCCAGCGGGTCCCGATCAAATTCGGCGTTCAAGTCCACCCCCGCAGGCATCTTTTGCGCAGCAGCAGCATACGCCTGCTCGATGGCGGGCCCCAGTTTCTTCTGCATCTGCTCGGCTTTAGCCGCAATCTTCTCCCGCTCTTTCCCAGCCCACTCCTGCAAGCTCACATCATCCCCGCCCTGGTGCTTCTCCACGGCGGCATCCACCTGCGCCAGCTCATCTCCCAGCTTGGCACCGGGCAGACTGTTGAGCTGCTCATAGACCTTCTGCCGCTCGGCTTTGGCGACCCCTCGGGCCGCTTCCTGCTTTTTTTGCAGCACACCTCCACCGGCTTGGATGAGCTTGGCCGCCCGTTCCAGTTCGCCCGCCTCGGCATCGATCCGGTCCATCTCGGACTGATTATGCTTCTCAAACGTCCCCGTTTTCTCCAGCGCCTGCTCCAGTTGCGGCGCCAGATCCTTGAACACGTTCACCGTGGTACCGTCGCCCGTGGTGTACGGAATCAAATCCGCCGCCTTGTGCGGCTGCTGCAGTCGTTGCGCATTGCGCGCCAGCACGCCATCCACCTCACCATTCACCGCCTGGGTCTGCTGCCGCAGCGCATCGCGCCGCGCCTGCCAGTCCACCTTGCGCTGCTCAAAGTCCTGCATCTGCCCGTCCAGTGCCTGATTCAGTGCCTCCGGCTCCAGCCCTTCAAACTCTTGCAGCACCTGCGTCTCATACGCCGCCGGATCATCCCGCTGCAACATCAGCTTCGTTAGCCTCGCCCGGCGCTCCTCATCACTCAGCGAATCATCCTCCGCCAAAGCCGAAATCCGCCCCTCAATCACCGCCTTGCGCACCGCTTCCGTGCTCTGGACTCCGGTTCCGGGTATTGTAGTCCCGGCTTCAGCCGGTTCCGGGCGAACGTCCCCAGACCCCCCACCCAATGAATTCCGACTCCGGTCCCCATTCCCTTGCTCCTTCATTCCCTTGCCAAAATCAAAACCACCCTTCGTCCCAGCACCCTCTGCCCCCCTCACCCCCATCACCACCGGCGGCATCGCCGTCTTCAGCCCACGCTTCTCCCTCTGCAACCAGCCCTGCACCTCGTTGTTGGCCCGACTGTACTCCAGCTTGCGCACTTCATGCGCCCGCACCAGCGCATCGGCCGCATCCGCCTCGGCTTGCACCCGGTCACGTTCCGCCACCAACGCAGCACGGGCCGCTGTCCGTTTGGCGATCGCTGCCCCATCCAAAATCTGCCCAGCTTCAGTCTCGCCGTTCTCAATCTCGGCTTCGAGCATCTTGATCTGCGCATTGGCCTTCTTTACCGTCTCCAGCTTAAAACGGTGCTTCAGCCCCAGGTCCTGCCCTTCCAGATCCAGCCCTCGCATCACCTGTGCGGTCTGATCATCCACCGCCGTCAACGCCGCACCCTTCTGCTCGCGCCAGTCCTTCGCCGCAGCATCAAACGCCTCTGCCTTGTCCTTGGCCACTTTCTCCGCCTGCAGCGCCTGCCACTGCTCATCCGTGTGCCGCGGCACCATGTTCCCCTCGGCATCTTCCACCCACGGGCGCTGCTCCTTGAAATACTTCACCCGCAGCGCGTCATTCTTGGCCTTGCGCTCCTTCTGCGCCTGCCATTCCTCGTCCGAGTACTGACTTTGAATCAATCCATCGGCATCCGTGTAGATGGGCCGTTTTTCACGGCGCGCTTGCAGCTCCATCTCGTTGTTGCGCACTCGCTTGGCCTCTTTCTCAGCATCCGCCTGCCCTTTTTCATAGGCCTTGGCCGCGTCCTCCGCTGCCGCTTCCTGCTCTTTGGCGGCCAGAGCTAAACGCTTGGACTCCGCCCGGTACGCAGCTTCTTCAATCGCTGCCCTCGGATCTTCCACGCTTGCGGTGCGACTCCCTCCCGTGGGCTGGGTGTAGCGATTGCGTCGGGCTTGCAGCAAGTAATTGAGGTCGGCAGGCATAAAATCAGCGTCGTAGGTATCAGGGTTTTAAATCAACCCTGCCAGCGGCGCTGTGCCTGCCCTCAGGGTGGCAGTGTAGCGGCTGCCCGCGCATCAAAACTTTTCGTCACCAAACCAAATGTCGCGGCCACTGTCGCGCAGTTCAGCCAGCTCTCCGACCTTGTTCTGCTGGGAAGGCATGCGCCAGTTCATCTGACCTTTGCCCCCAGTGCTTTGCGCCACCGATCGCTCCAAGGCAGCGCGCCGGCGTGAAAACTCCATGCCTTGCTGCCCCTTTCTCCGGCGGGCTTCCATCTTGGCCAGGTCTTCAGCCGAGAGTTCCTTCTTCTCAGGCTTTTTGACACGCGGATCATCATTCGTCACCCAAATGCTCGATCCTGCCGATGTACCCGGTATCAGCATGCCGCCCGGCTTGCTCGCGCCTCCCACTGGCACATCGTACCCGGCTTGAAATCCAGGGCGCATCCCTTGCCCCTGTCCCTGCCCTTGACCAGCCTGCGCACGGGCTCGACCGCGCTCCTCGGCACGCATCATCTCAGCCTCGGCTTCTTTTTCCATCATCTCACTGCGATTCAACCGCGTGCTGATCGGCCCTTGGCTCCTATCGCCCATCATCGTCTTGCGCTTCACCCGACCATCGATGCGCGGCAGTGCGTTCTCACTGACGCCGTAGTAGTTGCGACGTGCTTGGGCAAGGTTGGTGGGCATGGCGTGTAAAAAGTAAAGGTTCTGGGATGACTGTTCAGACGGCAAAAACTACCACAAACGGATCGGTGCCCCAAGGCTAAACGACACTTTTTGATCCTGGAAATTCATGTCCGTATTCGCCTTGGCGCGTTTGCGGCGCGCTGCCGCCACGTTGTCGATGTTCTGCTTGTCCAGCAGACTCGGGGCCGTGCTCAGCGTCGTGCCGCGATTTCGGTACGTGCTGCCACCCGCCCTGCGCCTGGCTCCAGCCAGTGCCGCATTGTTCCAGCGGCCCGCCGCCGCCGCGCCCGCCGCCTGCGTATCTTCGGCAGTCTGCAAATCCACCTCCGCATCCGCAGCCGCCTGCGCCTTCTCGCGCTGGTCATTCACCTGCCAAAAGCTGCCGTTTTTTGCATAAATGCCTCTCATAGATCAGGAAGAAATAAGTTCCCCGCCATTCAACACTCCCACCCTTCCCTCAACAACGCATTTCTCCGCCGCCACCCCAAGGTAACGGGGTCTCCCGACCCCGTTCCAATCCCCTCCAACAAACCACCGCCAACAACTCAAGGTGACGGGGTCTCCCGACCCCGTTCCAATTCCCTCCGGCAAACCACTGTCAACCACCGTCAACGCTGCGCAGCAGCCTTCAGCCACCGTCAACTCCCCCCTCACCTACCCCCAAGACTCATCCTTCCCTCCACCACCCCAAGTCTTTCCCTTCGCCCCCCATTCACTCTGCGGCCGGTGATTTCCTTCCGCCACTTCCACCACAGGCACTCGATGCGCATATCGTGTGGCCGCTGGCAAACACTGCACGCCAATGGCGAAACTCATCACCCAGTCGTCGTGATACCCACCTGCCGCTTCTTTTCGCCCGTTAGCTTTTGTGATGAAATTTTGTAGCTCTTCCAGCAAACGCGGACACCCGATCTCAATCTCGCGCTCTCTCACATAGCGCTGCAAGTTGGCGATGATCTGCTCCCGCAGCGGTTCCGTGGTCAGCCAGCCACGCTTGCGCAACTGCTTGCCTTCACCAATGCGTCGCTGCTCTTCGCTCTCCGTGCGCGTCCAAAGATTGTGCACGCCGGCGGCATTCAGCAGGGCGATCACCCCAAACGCGCTGTTCACTTCCGGCACCACCAAACAATCTCCATACATCCGATGCAAATCGGCGATCCACCCAATCAGCACGTCAATGTTCACTCGACACTCCGGTTTAATGGCGGCGACCAGTCGCGCTTTGTGCATCGTGCCGCTTATGTCCACATACGCCGCGCGGATCACTCCCACGGCATGGCAGTCCTGTTTGCGCTCCCCGGCACTCTGCTCGCCTTCCATGAAGTCGGCATGGATCAAATAGCTGCACCCCGGCACAGGCACCTCCCACTGCCTCAGCCACGCTTCCATCAGCCCCGTTTTCACAAACACACCGTTCTCAATCTTCCCCGTCTGCGGTCCGGTTCCCGTGTTCACCTGCGTGGCCAGTGCCTCCAGTCCGGCATGGTCAAACACCTGCGTACCGCTGCTCACAAAAGCGCTGTCCATGCTGTGCGGGTATTCCTGGTCAAATTTCTCTTCATCTCCACTAAAATGCGGCTCGGCCAGCTTGCGCCGACGCCACGCCAACCTGCCCGGCGTGATGTTCTTCGGCCCGTATCGCTCAATCAACGACACCTCACGCTCCGTCAGCGTGGCCATGATCTCACCGGCCTCGCTCTCCGTCGTGCGGTGCGTGTCGTCGTAGTCTCGATTCTCAAACCACGCCGCAAAGCACTTGATGAAGCCATTGCCTCGGAGTCCGTTCTGCCACTGCACCAGCGTCACAGCCTTGAGGTAGGTCTTGTAATACACGCCCTGCTTGCCGTTGGCTGTGCTCTCCAGCGCCATCCACGTCCCCGGCAAGTCCGGCACCGAGTTGGCGATCGATTGAAACACTGTCTCTCCCGTAGATTTGCCGCTGCTGCGGTAATGCGCTGTCTCCGAGGAAATCAACACCTGCGGCGTGCCGCCCTGCCCAGCTCGCGGGTCATTAGCCGTTTCTTCAAACAGCGTCGTGCCATGGCTGAATTTGCGCGGGAATCCCATGCAAGCCGCCGTGTTACCCCAGCGATGATCTCCAAACCGATCCTGTTGATAAGCCACTTCCCACATGTTCAGCAGTCGCGGCGTCGTGTTCTTGTCATCGGCGATCACCGCCACCTCGATGGGGTGATTCCTTCCCATCCAGTAAGCTCGGCACATGTGAAAGCGACTGCTTCCGTCCTGGCGCACCTTGCAGGCCAGCGTCCTCATCGGCACCTTGTCCGCCTGCTGCTGCTCCAGCGCGGCTTCCAGCCGGTCCTGCAACGGGGTCATCACCGGAAAATCCAGGTTCCCATCCTCCCCAAACGCATTCTTCAGCGGAATGCGTTGGCATAGCTGAAACCAGTAGCGAAACGAGTTCCTTCCTGCTGCCACATGCAACTGCTCCTCATCCGCTCCGTCACTGACCCCGCCACGGGCCAGTTGGTTATGCATCCGGCTCGGCTTCCCGCTCATAGTTTGATCCCCGCCTTCTTCAAAATGCTCACTAGATCCACCCCTTTGTCCGCCGCCCGTTTCAGGGCTTGCGACGGTGGCTCATAGCTCACGTTCAGTTTCACCTCGGCAGGCTTTTCCCAGCCCTGCATCTTGGCCAGCAGTTCCGCGCACTCTTTCTTGCCCGGCATTTTCACGCGCACTTTCAGCACATCCGGCTCATCCTCGCCTTTTTCGATGATGTCCCGCGTCACTTCCTGCGCCAGCGGGCTCTCCTCGTCCACGTAACCCACCGGGGTCATCACCACGGCATGCAAAAACCTCATTACTTCTTCTTTTTCACACTTCCAGTTTTTAAGCGATTCCTCGCGCAGCCACGCAATCCGTTGCTGGATGTCAGGTTTTGTCAGCAGCGTACAGGCCTCCGTGCGGCACGTCCCATCATTCTCAGATCCAAACGCCTGGGCATAGCACGACCTCCCCGAAAACCGGCCATCAGCATACAACTGACAAAACCGCTCCCGCGCCGGATTATCCAGCATCCGCTCCGCCGCCGACATTTGCGCACTGGAAACACCCATTTTCAACCGACTCCGGCTCCGGCTCTTTTTGCCTATCATTTTTTTGCCTTCCTCCGGCTTCTTCCCCCTCACACAATCAGCCACAGCAGGCTTACGCCCGGTGGCTGTCTTCTTCCCCTTCACTGCGGCCTTGCGGCGGACTGTCGGTGTCTTCTTTCCGGCACCACGGGCCGCAGCCTCGTGTTGTCTCTTGGCTCGGTCTGCCATGCCCATCAGTCACCCCAGACACCCACCCCCGCAACGCATGCCTCCGCCACCGGTCGATTACAAAACCGCTTCCGTCCTCCCCTTGACTTTACCGCACCCCGCCTAAGCTTCCCCACATGAAAGCCACCTTCACTTGCTTACTCCTGGCACTGACTCCCCTGACTTCTTCCATCGCGCAAACCGTCGATCTGCCAGCCACTCATGTCACCAAAGACAATCCCGTGGTGGACGTCAATGACCGCTACATCGCCATCCTCATGGCCGACGGCTCAGAGCGCATGGTCCGCTACATCATGCGCAGCACTTCCGTCGAGATCCGCGTCATGACAGACGATGGCGTCACCGGCATTCCTTTTGAAAAATTGCACCCCGCCACCCAGGCTTTCTGGGGTCCACGAATCAAAGCCACCGAAGAAGACGAAGCCAAAAAAGCCGCCGAAGACAAATACTGGCGCGACAGGCGTGAAAAAGCGGATGCCGATCACAGACGCCAGTACGCCGAAAAACAAGCCGCTGAAGACGCCATCAAAGCCCAGCAACAAGCCGCCGCCGCCAAAGCCCGCGCCCAGCAGCAAGCCGCCTACCTCCAGCACCTCCAAATCGTCGAAGCCGAAGAACGCGCCACCGCCGCTTATCTTGCCAACCAACAAGCCGCCCGCGCCGCCATCGCCGCCAAGCAAGCCGCCGATCCCCGCGCCGTCGCCCAGGCCAAACGCGAAGAACGCGCCCGCGCCCAGTACCAACTCCAACTCCAGGAACGCGAGCTCGAAATCTTCAACTCCCTCCTCGAAGTCCAGCAGCTCGAACTCCTCCGCCGCCTCGGCTACCTTCAATAGCCAAAGAGCAAAGGTAAAATGATGCCGGGTAAAATAATCCCCATTTTTCTGCCTACCCATCTTTTTGCCTTCCTCCCGTCTTGATTTCGGCAAAGAAATCCCAGAATCAGTCTCCCCATCTTTCACCGCCCATCTTTTTGCCGGTATCCGCCTCCGATTTTAACGCCCCAAGGTCCGGCATCCCACCCTCCGCCTGCGCTTTTAAGGCCATCTCAATCAACACCCGCGCCTCTGGACAAATCCCCGGCAACTGCGTCAGCTTTTCCATGGCCGTTTGCAAATCGTTCATGGCAGCAGGCTTGAATCAAACACCATAGTACCCGTGTATTCCCGCCTGGCATGCACAGCCGCCAGTTGAAAGCCCGTTTGCGGCCAAGGCTTGGCCGGCGTCGGCAGCAGCAGCGCCTCGACCAGCCCAAACCCCGCCGCACGCAGATCCGCCACGCGCGCTTTCATAAACCACGCATTGAGCAGTGCCAGAAACACCACGTTGTCCGCCACTTGCATGGACTTCTGCAAAAACGGCCGAAACTTCGACCACGGCGGATTGGTCACCACCCAATCGTAGCCCGTGGCTTCGTGCGTCAAAAAATCCCGGCCCTCGTCAATCTCGCACCACTCCACGTCCTCAATCCCCGCGTTCATCAGCGCCACCACAAACGCCCCAGACCCCGGACCCTTGCACGGCTCCAGGCAGCGCCCAAACGGTTTGAAATGATCCACAATGACCTGCGCCACCTGCGGCGGCGTGTACACCCGGTCATCCCCACCTTTCGGTGCCAGCGCGCGTTTCTTCGTTCTCATAAAATCAATTCGCAGTCTCCCCATCTTTCACCGGCCAATATCCCGCCCTCATCTCCGCCTGTTCCAGTTCACACAGCCGCATCATCTCCGAAGGTAGCACCATCAATGCCCGGCATATTTTGAGCACATTGTTCAACGTCGGGTTCGACCTTGGATTCCTTTCAAACCCACTCAATTGCGACACCGCCACGCCCGAGATCGTCGCCAGTTGGTGCAATGTGTAGCCCAGCGCCTCGCGTTTCTGCTGGATCACACCACCCAGGCAGCCCTTCAGTGGCTCCCTCGGGCATCTCGCCAATTTCTTCAAGCGTTTCACTTCCGCCTGAGCATTTGCCAGGAGTTCATCTCGCGTTAATGGTTTCATAAAGTTAAAAAATCAGGTTTCAATTCTGGACCATTCCCTTGCTCCTTCATTCCCTTGCCAAAAACAGCGCTCATCATCCTTCCTTGGTTGTCTCAATAGCCTCAATCTTCAAATTCCACCGTTCACATTCGCTGGCCAGATGTGCGAGCGAAGGGTGCCGCTCCGCAAAACTCAAACCACCCTCTGCCTCGTCACTGGTGTGGCGTGCATAGGCAGAAAGCTTGATCATTCGGGGTCCACTTGATCCCACCGTGATCCGCACGCCCATTTGATGCGCCACAAGAACAATGCGCGTCAAAGTGTCATAATCAAACGTGGAAACGTCTCCATAAATGCTGGATACCACTCCCGTGCGTCCATCAGCTTTGATTTTGCCCAAATGGTGGTAGCCCCGCTGCACAATGCAGAGCGCATAACTGGCAAGCAATTGGTCATCCGTCCATTGGCCGGTTCCGTGGTATTTCATGTGCTGCCGGGCCTCTTCAATTCGCCGCAAAAGTTCAGGGTGCCGTTGGGGCTTATTTTCAGTGTTCTCTCTCATAAATTTGAAATTTTCAGTTCTCAGTTCTCAGTTTTCAGTCCGGTCTGTTGTTCACGCTTCAGCGGGCTCCCACCATCCTCCCCCACTCCTCACTCGCTCTTACCTTCGCCTGCACCCACGGCAACAACCCCCGAAACGTCTCCCGGTCCGGTCGCTCCAGCGTGAAAAACACCGGCGGCCACCGCAGCGGCAGCGCCTGCGCCCCCTTCAGCATCGGCCACACCCCCTCCACCTGCGGCCACAGCCGACCGTCCTTGCCCGCCCGCTGGCCGATCCTCACCAGCCCCGGCTGCTCCAGCACCCGCAGCGGCTGCCGCACCGCCTGCCACGCCTCGTCATCACTCGCATACGGCTTCCCGCGCCAGGCCTCCAGCAGCGCCCGCAGCGCACTGCGCGGCCCGCCCGACAAGGTAAACTCCCGGCTCACCCGCCACGACTCACCCGCAGCCCCCCGCACGCAAAACGTCAGCATCACCCGCCGCAACCCTTTTCCTATTCCCGCGCCGGCGTTGGCTCCAGGAGCAGCGCCGGCAGCAAAGCGATTCCGCTGCGTCCCCAGATCCACCCACCCACACAGCCGCCCCTCCATCACTCCCGCCGGACACCCCGGCTGCAAAGTCCTCGCTCCCTCCGTAGCGCGAGCCTCCGGCTTGCGCGAAATCCGGTTCTGGCCTCCGCTTTCCGTACTGGGAGCGCCAGTTTGCAACTGGCTCCGGCTCTGGCCTCCGTTTCCGGTTCTTAGTATTGTAGTCCCGCCTTCAGGCGGTTCCGTCCGAGCGTCCCAGCCCAAACCCTCCCGTTCAAAAGCGTCTCTTAATCTCGGTGTCTGTGTCAGTGCGTTGTTTGTCGTGTGCGTCTTCATAATCATCATCGGGGAATGCTGAATTCAAAAAGGGTAAAAAACTCTGGGATGGCTATTCAGCCGCCTCATTGGAGGCACAGGCCAGCCAGCCAAGCCAAGCCGCTTGCGTCGTGCTGCTATAATATTCGCTGAAACCATTGCCTCGATTCAACGCAAACTGCGGCTTGTCAGCCGCCCACGCCTCAAACGCCGCTCGCTTTTCGTCTTCACCTCTCCGAGTCACAATCCCATACTCTTCGAGATTACTAGGCACCCAATACGCCCAGCTTTTGTGGACATCCCAAGGTGAGTGCAGCGCGAGCGTGGACATTCCTTCAGGACCAAGCAGCAAGACGCGCCCATGCCTATCGCAATCTTTTATCGTGGGCTGGACACTGACAGGGCGTGGCATGACTTTGAGCAGCCGCGCCTCAGCTTTGGCCAACTTGCCGCTCAACTCCTCCACCGCCGCAATCACAATGTCATCAGCGTTTTCCCCAGCTTGGCCAAGCCCATGAGTCTCGCAGCACTTCCGCAGCTTGTCAGCCACGCTCATCATCTTTTTGCCTACCTCTTCAGGTGCCTGGGTCATCTGTCCTTCCGCCACGCGATAACTCATAACCTCATTCTCCAGCCACAAAGGCACCGCCACCGGCCGCCAGCGTTTCCCATCAAACGCCTCAATCAGCTTCCCTTGCGCAAACGCCGCCTTCTCCACCGCCCATTTTTCCCCAGCCTTCTCCACTCGCCGGCGCTCATGCTCCTCAATCACCGCCCGCGCAAACGCTGTGCGTCCAGCCTCGTCTGTCTTCCAGTGCGGGTGCGACGGGTCCACCGTCAGCATCAGCCAATTCCTCAGTTGTCGGCGAGCCGCTTCCGCTCCCACCTGTCCCAGTGTCGTGTAATAATCGTCAGTATTCATATTCAGTTGTTCAAAATCAGTCGTTTCAATTTTCCGGGCATTTTTCACCGCGCATCTTTCTGCCGTTCGAAATCCTCATTCCTCAGACTCTGGGATGACTCTTCATCCCACTGCAGCCGCTCAAACATCTCCCGGCACCAGTCAAAGAACTCCAGCGCCTCCGCCTCCAACCTCCCCGTCGCCTGATCAATCATCCGCTCAATCGGCGTCCCCCGACCAGTCAGGTTCGTGCCCCGCAGCCGATCATACTGCGCCAACAACTCCCGATTCCCCGCGCACAACCTCAGCCAGGGCTCCAGCGCCACTCCGGTTCTGAGTAGTGGAGTCCCGCCTTGAGGCGGTTCCGGTTCAAGAGAAGTCAAAGCAGCGTCATTCATCACTTTTTCTTGGGTGAAGGCTTCTCATACACCACCTCCTGCCGCACCTCCGCCACCGGCGGCGCGTTCGTGTCTTCAGCAGCGACAGCAAACGGAACAATGGCACCCTTCTGGCTTTCCTCCCACGTTCCCACGTAGTCCAAAATGGCATCCCGATAAAAAGGAGGGCGGGCCGAATACCCCAGCCCCCGGCGGGCCCGATCAATTTTTTCAAACTCGGAAGCGTTGAACGAAATCAGTGCCGATTCATCAAGAGGCATCTCTTGTTTCTGCATCAGCAAACCAATGGTCGCCAGTGCCTGATCGGAAAACCCACGGCTGAACCACTGGTCCACGGTGCCCTTGGAAACGCCACACATTCGAGACAGCCAGTCCCGGTCTTTGCCTAGCTGGAGCAGCCAAGCGCTAATTTGTTCTTTGGTCAAAGCAGACATCATTTCAGTGAACAACTCATCGCTTCGTTTGAAGATTCGTCAAACTTATTTGTTGACTGATTTTACAATTCGTCAATAATGGACTGACAATTCATCAACACCATGGCCAAAAATACCGACATCACCGATCACGACGAGCTCAGCTATGAGCGCCTGCTGCAAAGCCTGCCCCCTGAAACGCAGGAATCCATGCGGAACATCGCCCGCACTCGCCGCGTGCACATCGTCCAGGTCATCAAGGAAGCGATCAACGCTTTTGCAGACCAATACCAGAACCTGCGCCAAGCCGCCTGATCACCCGCGCTTAATCACTCCGGCTGCACCCCACATGAGAAGCGCTAGCATCACCGCGATCACCCACTCAGTTTCTCCCATGAACTGCCGCAGCAGCATGCCAGCCGCCATTCCCAGCGCTGGCCACCCACTACGCTTGTGCCAGTCCTCCAGGTCCAACTGTCCCATCGTGCGGATCTTCAGCAGCAGCGCCACAAACGGCCACAGAAACAGTACCACGCACATCCCGCCGAGCACCAAAAACGTCAGCAGCCCGTCCATGTGAAAGCTCTCAGTCAATCCCAGCATCTCCCACCCTGCCCCTCGAATCCCCCTCGTCAACCCTCACTCACCCACCGCCTGATCACTCCCCATCCGGTATTTTTGCCTGCCCATTTTTTTGCCATTTCTCCCATGCCTCACACCCCCAACAACACCCTACCCAAACTCACCGGCCCGGAAATCCTTGCCAAACTCACCGCCATCCTCGTGGAACTCCTCCACGTGGACCCCGCTGAAGTCATCCCCGCAGCCCACTTCATGCCCCGCACCGTGCCTGCCGGATCAGCCTCCATCCCGCATCTCGGAGCCGACTCCCTCGATCACCTCGAAATCATCATGGCCACCGAAACCGAGTTCGGCATCAGCATCCCCGACGAAAACGCCGAAGAACTCCTCACCGTCCAGCACACCATCGACTACCTCCTCACCCGCAAAGTCTTCTGAATCCCTCCGGTATTTTTTACCGCCCATCTTTTTGCCGGACCCTCCACCTCCCCCGATGAACACCAGCACCCCACTCACCCCCGCTCAAGCCTCCGTTCTGGACGCCCTGCAAAAACTCGTCCGCAACTACGAACCCTCCTCCGTTGGCGGTTTCGATGCCGACGACATCTCCCTGCACTGCACCCTCCCCTCCGCCACAGTCCAAGAACACCTCCACGACCTCGAAACCCTCGGACTCATCACCGCCATCGAGTCCCCCATCGGCTCCGCCTGGGACACCCACTACCGCTCCGGTCCCGAATAGTCATCCCATTCCCCACCACCCATTTTTTTACCTTCAATCCCTCATCCCATGACTCACACAATCCCACGCCGCCGCTCCCAGCTCGCCCTCACCCCGCGCCAGCAAGCCGTGCTCAACGCACTCCAAAACCCCACGTTCACCCGCAAACAAGCCGCCGCATCCCTCGGCATCAGCTACCAAACCATTCACCAGCACGTCCGCAACATCCTGGACCGCCTCAACGTCCCCACCCTCGAAGCCGCCTTCCAACTCATTTCCCCTTCTGATTCTGTCCATTCCCTTGCTCCTTCATCCCCTTGCCAAAAATAAAATCGTCCTTCGCCCCATGCCCCACTCCACCACCACCAGCGTCCGCATCCAGATCCGCGCCCCACGCTCCCTCACCGTCACCGTCCCCACCGGCCGCAACCCCTTCGCCACCCTCGAAGCCGCCACCGCCAAAGCCCAAGAACAAATCCTCCTCCACGCCACTTTCGCCCGCCGATCCCCACGCCCTCGCTCCTGACTTCAACCATCTTTTACCGCCCATCTTTCTGCCGGCCTTGGCTCCTCTTTTTTTTGCCTAACCATTTTTCTGCCTTCCTCCGAACTCCACTAAAATGATCATGACTAGCGACCCGCCTCCATCTCCAATTTCTGACGAAATACTGCTTCGAATCATTGACGAGTACGATGCTGAACAAGCCGCCGCAGTGATACGCGCCATCAACGGCACCCCTGAGCCTGTTCAACCAATCACCCCCAGGTCCGCAGAGCATGAGGAATCCATGGGCTGGCCCGCAGCCTTGGTCAGAACGGCTTTTATTTTGGTCTTTGCTTGGATTCTCAACTCCTACCTTAAATCATTCCCATGAAGACCCTCGCCTACCTGCCGCCCGCCAACACCCGCATGATCGATCTCCGCCGCTCCCTCCCCACCCTGCGCAGCAGCCTCAGCCCTGCGCCCGCCCCAGACTCACCCCCACTCCCCGAGCCCGACCGCCTCGCCCAACTGCAAGCCGCCAACGAAGCCGCCTTCGGCATGCGCCGCCTCTTTCTCGCCACCCTGCTCTTCTGGGCCGCCATCTACATCTGGTACCTCTACGCCTGATCCCAAGACTCATCCCAGCCGCCCTCATTTAATCTTCCCCTTTCCCGATGAATACAAACACACCACCCACCATCCACTGCCAACCCGGACTCACCGCCGTCATTCCGGAGCACCTGCGGGAACTCCCCATCACCACCGCTTTTCTAACCGAGAAAAACGCCTGTTCTGAGGGCAAGCAATGGTTCACCACCACTTTCCCCGCCGGCGGCACCTACACCCAGCTCCGCGAAAAACTTGCGGCTGAAAACAGGAGTCCATGGCAATCTTGGATTCAAAGCGTGGTGGGCGGGGATGTCGCCACGGCGGGCTACAGCGGCACCGCCACGGCGGGCGACAGCGGCACCGCCACGGCGGGCGACAGAGGCACCGCCACGGCGGGCGACAGCGGCACCGCCACGGCGGGCGACAGAGGCACCGCCACGGCGGGCTGCAGAGGCACC